CGATCGGATCAGGGGTTGGGTCAGGTGGGGGTGATGACGACGGTGACGCCGGGTTCCTGCCCGTCCGGCACGTATGCCTTCTGGGCGGTGAGCCGCACGACTCGGGAGTCCTCAGCGAGCACCCCACCCGCCTGCAGCGAGTCGAGCAGGGATCGGCTGAGTTTATCGAGGTCGGGCTTCACTGCGGGCACCAGCCACCTGGGTCTCTTGGGGCGTGGCATCCAGAAGCACAGTTCGACGTGGACGGGCTGGTCGATCGGTGGGCCGTCGTGCTGCGCGGCGACTGAGGCGGTGACCGTGGTTCGCCAGGCTTTGTGGCGCTTGTTCGCCTCGTAGAGCCGCCCGGTGCGGGTCACGGACTTCGAGCCCTGCGGCACCGGGGTACCAACCGTCAGCGACCGATGCAGAGTCATTCGACACGCTCCTGCCAATCTCGGTACCGCAGGGTCCAGGAGTTCTCCCTGCCCCTTCCTTCTGCAACGGCCAGGATTTCTCGGCGCCCTACGGCAGTGATCTCGATCGTGGTGGGACCATAGCCCTCATCTCCGACGAGCCGAGTGCCTGGACCCCACCCGCGGCGACGGGCGTAGTCCGCGGAGCTCTCACCGTGGCGCATGTGCGGGTTGGTCGTGCTCACTTGACGCGCTCCCTACGAGTCCACGGGCCACAGAGCGGGCGTCGCATGTCCGACAGCATGTACCCCGACCGCCACGAACCAACCTCGTCGTCCCACCACCACGGGTAGCCGTCATCAACTTCGATCCACTTCCATGCGCGCAGGTGGGTGTCGTTGTCGGGCCACTCGCCCACCTCGATGCGCTCCGGCACCACCGGGGTGTCGTCGGGCCAGCGGGGCGGGTCCGACACGATGATCTGACGGTCGCCAGCGCGGACCAGTATGAGGTCCCAAGGCCACCAGTTCTCGTCCGTGTCCAGGATCGGGCATCTCTTGTCTTGCGGATCAGCGACCACGCCCAGCCAGTCGTCCCCCTTGATGCGGATGCACTGCCCGAGGATCGTCGGCTTGTCCGGCTGCACCACCGGGGGCGGAGTGATGACCTTGATCGGGCGGGAGACCCGAGCCGCCTTGTACCCACCCTCCGACGTGAACAGGCGCAGGGCGTCTGCATGGGCCTCTTCAATTCGGCCCAGTGTCATTCGGGTCCGCACCCCCTGCCCGTCGTCCACCTCGATCTCTGCGCCCAGGTGGGCGTCCGTCAGGTCGCCCACCGTCAGGGTGTCACCCGCGCTGATCTTCTTCGTGCTCATTGCTATGTCTCCTCGGTGTGGGGCGCGGCCCCCACACGTGAGCGTGGGGGCCGCTGGTGTTGATGGGGTGGGGTCACTCGCCCACAGGGGCGGTGTCCCAGTCGAGCGTCTCCGGGCCATCGCCGTCCTGCTGGGCGTCAGCCTCGAGCTCGGCGATGAACGCCTCGATCTCGTCGCTGCTCAGCCCGGCGATGCTCTCGACCTTGCGGGTGATGCCCTGTTCGGACACCCACGCCTGCACCGCGGTGGACTTCGCTCCCCGGTCCTCGAAGCCCTGAGCCACCAGCGCCGCGTCGAGGCGCTGCCACTGGCCCCGTTTGGACTTCACGAAGTCGTCGCTGGTCTCCGTGTCGTCGGCGTCCGTGTCGGGGGCGTCAGCCGGCTCGGGCTCCGGGGCGTCGGACACGTCCGGGGTCTCCGGTTCGGGCTGCTTCTTCGCTCGCGCCGGGGTCTTGCGCTTCACCGTGCGCGGCTTCGACTCCACCGCCGCAGGGGCCGGGGCGCTGGTGTCGCCGTCGAGGTTGATCTCCTCGACAGACGTGGCCGCCATGCCGGATAGCACGTCGGCGAACATCGTGCGGCACGCCTCGGTCTGCGCCTTCGCGGTGAGCATCGCGGTGGGGTCCTGCGAGTACAGCTTGTTGCTGGTGTACCCAGCCTTCTGTGCGCGCTGGATGGTCCAGGTGAACTCGGTCCAGTTCGCGGACCCCCGGCGGCGGGCGCGCACGGTGACGGCCTGTTCCGTCGCGGCGGTGCGCTCGATCTCGTGTCCGTGGGACAGGACCAGTGCCACCATCGTGCGTGCGTAAAGGGCGGGCTTGCCCTGCACGATGAAGATGTTGGACAGGGCGTTCATCGGCGCCAGGCCGATCTCGCGGCCGGTGAGGATCGCCGCGGCGGTGGCTTCGACGTTGCCGCGCAGCCCGCGGGGGACGAACTCGGTGCCGCAGAGGACAGCGGCGATGCGCCCGGCGGCGTCGAGCTCCGCGGCCCAATCGGCCAGGGCCATCACGGTCTCGGATGCGGCCTGGGGCTGGGTGGCTACGGCTTTGCCGTCTCGGTCGAAGGGGGACAGTTCGTTGCTCATGGTGTTCTCCTGGGTCACTTGATGCTGATCTTGGGGGCGGCCACCTTGGTGTAGGCGTCGCGGGTGAGGTCGTCAATCTCGTCGGTGAGCAGCGAGTAGCGGGTCTCGGGCTCGTAGAGATCGGGGGCCTCGGTGGGCGGGTAGTCGCGCTCGAATCCGGCCTTGTCGAACCGGCGGTTGGGGATGACGGTGAGGGTGTGCTCGCCGGCTTCGTGCTTGCCCAGCGGCAGGGAGCGCAGCACCTCCTCGATCTCGGCCATGCGGGCCTTGTGCTGCAGGTACTCGGCCACCAGGTCGGCGGTCGTGGTCTCGGGGGTGGTGGTCATGGTGTGGTCTCCTTGGTGCGTTCCTGGATGTTCTTCTTCATGGTGGTGAGGGCGTCGATCAGACGCCCCACGTCGTCGGCGTCGAGGAATACCTCGGTGTATGTCGTCGGGATTCTCTTGTGTCGTTCGGTGATGTCGATTGCAACCCACTGGTCCTCGTAGTACAGGTCCAGGTACCCACGTCCGGCGCGGCACTCAACATGGAAGGCGCTCATGCTGTGGTCTCCTTCTCGGTAGTGGTGGGTGGGTCTAGTGGGGGCCGCAGGAACGCTTCCCGGCGGCCGGCGTTCTTGGTCGTGAACGCCGCTACGAGGAACTGCCGGTACGCCTCCGCGATCTCTTCGCGGCTGGTGCACAGCGGGTGCAGGTCGGTGCCCTGCGGGGTGATGTGCGCGACGTAGGTGGCGGCGATGTCGGGCATGGGTCGCTCGTCGTCGCCGTCCACCCAGAACTCGGCGCGCGCGTAGGCCGCGGTCTGCAGCGCGGTCTCCCCGTACACGTGGTTGCTTGTCTTGAGGTCGATCAGCACCGGCTCCCCGTCGTTCAGGTAGGGGCTGGTCGCTACGAGGTCGAGGGTCCCAGCCCACCAGTCGCCCCGGTGGGCGACCATCACCTCGGTCAGCACCGGGGACACTTCCCACGTGTCGAGGAACTCGAGGTATCCCTCGACCTCAGCGGCGTGGGCGTCGGGCACCTCGACCTCGTTGCCGGCGATGATCTGTTCGGCGAGTGCGTGGATCTCGGTGCCCCGGTCAGCGGCGGCGTCTCGCACTTCCCCTGGGACCTTGCAGAGCCGGTCCACTAGGGCAGTGCGGGTGCGGCCCCTCGACCTCACATCGGGCAGCCCGCGCAGCCGCTCGACCTCCTGCGGGTTAGCGTCCACCCACTCGGCGACCATGCGCCCATGCCAGGGCGCGATCGCGGGTTTCGGGATGCCGCCGCCGATCAGGGTGGTGACGCCCTGCACCTTGGCTTGGACGCCCTGTGGGGTGTCGAGGGTGTACCGGTGTCGTCCTGGCTCGAAGGTCAGCCCCATCAGACTGCCCTCGAGAAGATGCCGTCACGGATGCGGCGGGGCCGGGCCGCGGCGACCGCTCCGCGCCAGTCTCCCAGCGCCCGGCCGATGGACTCGGCCATGTCGTCCCGCTCCACCTGGGTGGCGAACTGGTCGCCCGTGGGCCAGTCGCTGATCAGGTCACCGAGAGCGGTGAGCCCGATGACTCGGGCGCCGAAGGCGATGGTGAGCGCGGCCTGGATGACCTCGGGGGCGTCGGTGTCGCGGTGCTCCCTGATGTACCAGGCGACGGCCTCGACGGCCTCGTCGTCGGTGCGGATCAGGTCGGGGGCGATGTGCGCCCCGTCGTGTGCCGCCCCCAGGGGTTCCACCTCGTCGGCGGGCTCCGGGGGCTCGTGGTACATGCGCTCGATGGTAGCGAGGCTGGTCATGGTGCTGTCTCCTGTCTGCTCATGCGGTGGTGCTGTTGTCGATCCAGGCGTCGATCGGTGCGGCGATGCTCCGCCAGCGGCGAGATCGCCGGTCGGCCTCCTTATCGTAGAGCCCGCGGTAGGTGCCGATGTAGCCGCCCTTCCGTGAAGCCTTCGAGGACTTCACCGTCCGGTCTGTTTTCTCGATCCATCCGCGGTTCACAGCCCGAATCAACGCGCCTTGCCATGCCGACCCGGCGGGCGGCGGGCCGCACACTTCTTCGAGGTCCTCGACGGTGAACTCCGCGAACTTGTCTGCCGTCTCCTGGATCGCGTTCTCCGCCGCGGCGTGCCATTCCTCGGCCGTCTGGTCGAGTGCCATGGGCTTGCTCATGGCTTCTCCTTCTCCCAGCTCCGCCGGCCGCCATGCAGCACTGCCCACGCCGTCCAAGCGAACGCGGCCCATGCGGCGACCGCGAGCAACACGATCCCCGCCGTCACTGGTCTCCCTCCTGTCGCCATGGGCGGGCGATCAGCAGCACGACTGCGATGACCGCCAGCGTCAGCAGGAAGTCGGGGTGAAGTCCCCACTCGATCCACTCGGGCATGTCTCCTCCTTGGGTGCGGGTGAGGCCCGGCACCAGTCGGTGTCGGGCCGTCGTTGTGTCTGGTGTTCGTCCCACCTGGTCAGGCGAGCACGATCCGCTTGGCGCTCCGGGATCTACCGGGGCGACTTCCCTCACACCGTGCGGTTGCCTGCCGCAGCCTTATCGGGCTGTACCCACCCGCCATGCGGGTGCTCTGCGACGTGTAGGGGCTGGCCGGTCACCGGCCCCCGTAACGCTGTGGTGTGGGGTATATGCCTTCACCCTCCGCATCGCCTCGTGAGGCTCACATGCGGTGGGCGCCCGGTGAATCTCCGGGTGTGTCGTGCGGATCGTGCTAGTCCGACCAGGTGCGGCGTCTTAGGCCTTGGGCAGCCAGGGCGCCAGGTTGCTCTCGGGGATGACCCAGCGTGCGCCCCGCCCGGTCTTTACCGCGTCGGGGAAGGACTTGTCGTGGATCATCCGCATGATGGTGGTGCGGGAGACTCGCAGGAGCTCGGCTGCCTCGTGTGTCGTGTAGTTCTTCATCGTCACCTCCTTGGTGCGTCGTAGTCACAGCATGGCACACGGTGGAGCGCCAGGCAACACCCCGACCCCCTTAGTGCCGTAATGATGCGTCATGTTGCGCAGTGACGCGCGGTGACGTACTGTGACGCCATGAACAACCGCACCACCAAGGAGCACGACATGCAGACCTTCACCAAGGCCCTCAAGACCATCGACGCCGGCACCACCTCCATTGGCATCGATGCCTGGACCCAAGAGGACGGCAAGCTGCGCGGCACCATCTGGCGCCGCGCAGATGAGGAGACCGCCGCAGGCAAGTGGGACAGCGTGCTCGCGGCCTTCATCGCCGACGAGGGCGAGGATCACGACGACATGATCGGCCGTCTCCGCCAGGCCGACTGGCTCCCCGAGGAGTGGGTCCACTACGACCTCGGCGGCGACGAGGGCGACACCATCGCAGCGACTCGCTGACGCCGAGGGTGAACCAGGATGGGCTTCGCTGAAATGCCACTAGCCATGTCCGTCCCCGGTCTCACCCCTGTGGAGCGGCTCGTGCTCACATCCGTGGCTGAGCACTCGCGCCGATCGGAGGGGTGGACGATGTTCTGGGGGCAGAAGCGCCTGGCCGCACGCCTCAATGTGTCCGACCGGGCGGTGCGCAACGCATATGTGCGCCTTGAGGACATGGGGCTGGTCACCCGCACCAAGCGCACCCGGGGCGATGGCGAGAACCGCCGGCGCACCACGGACCTTGTGCGCTTCAACGTGGAAGCCGTCCGCCGGGCAGCAGATGCGGAACTGAGTTCCTCCACTAGCGGAAGTGAGTTCCGCAGGTCAGCGGAACTGAGTTCCGCGCTTAACAGGGAAGGAGAACAGGGAAGTGAACATGCATCTGCGGAACTGAGTTCCGCTAGTCGCCAGGACCCCCCGCCAGCAGACGATGATGATGGATGGAACAACGACGACTGGCACATCACAGACGGACCAGCACCGATAGACCACAGCGCCGGTCACTACGACTGGACCGCCTGACCCACGAACCACCACCACCCGCACGATAGGATCCCCACCATGAGCACCACCCGCATCATCAAGACACAGTCCGAGCAGCGCACCTACACCGGCAACCGCTCACGCGGCCTCCTCGGCTTCACCATCGGCCTGCCTCTGGTCCTGGCATGCTTCGTCGCCGCGATCGCCACCTGGGGCAACAACGAGGACCTGGGACGGCTGTTCTTCGTCGCCGGGCTGATTGCGTTCGCCTGGTTCGTGGTGTCGATCCTCCGACTGCTGTTGTTCGTGCTCTCAGGTGACCGGGACGTGACGGTCACCAGCCCCACCGAGTACACGGTGGTGGAGGACTGACCACACCCGGGCATGACGAAATGGCCCCCGGCCACCTCCACAGGGGAGGGGCCGGGGGCCATGTTCATCGGCGACGGATCAGGTGCCCACCTGCCGCGCCAGTCGCGCCACCGGATCGGTGTCGTCGTCGTGGTCGTCGTCCACGGTCTGCTCGAGCTCGACCGGGGAGTCAGTGACGGCCTGGTCCTCGGTGAGGACGAGGCCGTCGGTAGGGATCTGGTCGGGGTCCACGAGGTTCGAGGCGTACTCCCCGGTCTCGTCCGGCGAGTCCACCTGCGGCGGCAGGGGATCACGGGCCGGGTCGCGCTTGGCGTAGCCGGCCAGGACTGCGCCGGTGGCGCCGATGGCGACGAACACTGGCGCTGACCAGACGCCGAGACTCTGCACGGCTTCCTGGGGGATCGCCAGCAGGAAGGCGGCCGCGATACCAGCCAGGGCGGTCAGTGCACCGCCGGTGACGATGCCCGCGGTGACCTTGGGGCTGATGCGGGTGGGATCGGTGGATGCGCTGGCTGCGTGGCGGCTCATGCCTGCACCTCCTTGATCTGATCGGCCGGCACCTGGCGGGTGATGCGGGCGTCGGAGACGACGGTGACCGTGTCGGCCTGCGCTGCGTTGATCGCGGCGGACACGATCTGCTCGAGACGCTCCTTGTCCAGGCCAGCGGCGATGGTGCGCAGCGTCACCGATGACTTCTCGCGCATCCGCTGTTCGAGGATGCGGTGGGACTCGTTGAGGGTGCGCTCGTGGCGCTGCCACCCCAGGAACTCGCTGATGGTCTGCTCACCCTTGGCGGAACCCTGGGCGGGAATCTTGGCGCTGAGAAGCGCCTGCACGATGCGCTTCTCGGTGCGTTCGTTCTCCTCTCGGATGACGGCGCGGAACTCTTCCTTGGAGGCCATGTCAGACCACTCCTTCGTCTCGGTCGGGGCCGCCGGGGTTACCGGCTTGGCGGTGGCGGATGCCCGGGCGGGCGCGCCAGTGGGATTAGAGTAAGACCACGAGTGCTTGCCGGTGGCTGTCACCCACGCCTGGGCGGAGCGCAGTCCCTCGATCTTGCCCGGCAGCAGGGAGGCGTCGATCTTCCCCATCGAGGACCACTCGTAGTGGGCCAGCTGCAGGAAAGTGTCCGGGGCGGCAGGCTTATACATCCGCGCCAGTGCGGAGGCCAGGTAGGGCCACACGCGGATCTGGTCCGCGGTCCAGTCAGCCGGGGCGACCCCGGAGGACTCGGCCTCGATACCGATCAGCCAGCCGTTGCCCCCGTTGAGCGGCACCCCGCCGATCGGGCCGCCGACGCCGGCGTGATTCGCCCACCCGGCGGCGACCACGTAGACCTCGCCGCCGCGCCCGAAGGCGAGGTTGCACAGCGGGCCGGGAAGGTCGGAACGTCCGCCGATCAGCATGTTCAGCGTCGGCGAGCCGGTGGTGTAGCGACGGGCGCTGGTCGTGGCCGTGTGATGGTGCAGCACGCCCTTCGGGGTGCCGTAGAACCCGCGCCCGGCCCATCCGCGGGTCTTCCACCCGTTGGTCTCGATCACGGTCAGGCCGTGCTTGCGCAGCCCGTCCGCCAGGTCAGTGAGCATCACCATGTGATGACTCCTCTCATGAAGAATCCCCCGTGTCAGGCGGGGGCTTGGTGTGTAGTGGGCGTGAGCGCATGTTCTGCAGGTGCTGCAGGATCCGCCACGACAACGACGGAACCGGTGGACGCGCGCCGTCCTGCACCCACTTCACCACCGGGACCATGTCATCGATCAGTTCGTCCCGGTCGCGCAGGGCTCCCTCTAGGGCCACGAGGCGGCGGGTGTGCTCCGAGGACTCTGCCCGCAGGCTCTTGAGCTCTTGCTCCTGGCGGGTGAGTGCGCTTTCGAGGGTTTTCTGCCACTCGGACTGCACCGTGGTGGAGCGGTCCACGCGCCGCGCCCACCACACCAGAAAGGCCGTGATCAAGGCGCCACCGGTGGTTATGAGCGCGGCCAGCACAGTAGGTTCCAGCGGCATCATGGCGGGACTAATCACGGCCACCCCCTGCCCTTACCCTCGGGGCATAGTCAAACGCGCCAGCGTGCGCCGCCAGCGCCAAAAGGGTCATCACCGCCCGAGTCCAGTAGTTCGCCGTGGACCCCCACCCCGAGCTCACATGCGGCGGACCACCAGCACCACCGCCACTACCGGCAGGGAACCCCATCAACCCAGAGGACTCCCACAGCAACCACGGGCCCAGGAACAGTGCGCCGATCAGCAGTGGGATGATCACCAGCACCGAGCCAATCAGGATCAGCTGCTGCCTGGCCGCCTCACCACGCACCACAGACAGCACCACACCCAACGCCGCCAGAACAGCGGCGACCATCCAGACACCGGCGATCACATGCGGAGTCATCCACCCCGCCACCCACGACACACCATCAACCCGCGCCGGCGACGGACGGGACCACCACGAAGCCGCCATCAGCGCATGGGAGATCGCAAGAACAGCGAGGACCACACGGAAGAACGCCGACCTGGACACGGGAACGGGTACGCCCCGGCCGCCTAGGGGTGGCTCAGGGTCTGGTCTGTGGGTGTTCATCTCAGGCCACCTTCCAGGTCGTCCACCCGCCAGCAGCGGTCCACGTGCGGGTATGGCGGCGACCATCCGCACCCCACCCGGTCTGAATCACCAGCGACGAAGTCACCCGCACCACATCGACATGTCCCTCGAATCCCTCGACCGGCCACCCACGGCCCATCGACGCCGCCGAGGACGTGGCGTAGTACCTGCCCGATTGCAGGGCGTAGTTCAGCGAGTACGAGGTGTCGGGCATCCGCATCACCGTGTCATCCGACGAGTGCACCTGGAACCGGGCGGAGGGCGGCGGGAACCGATCAATGCCCACGAACAGGACCGTGTTCCCGGTCCAGTGCACGACAGACTGCGAGGAGTCCGACCCCCACCCATCCTCATCCCACGCCAGCGCCTGCCCCACCTGAGCGAACGTGTTCCCCGACACGACGGTGTCCAGGCTGTTCGCGGTGACCTTCACCCCGACCGTGTCAGAGCCAGTGAGTCGGACGGTGTTCCCCTGGACGGTGAGGCCACGGACTCCACGCCCGTTCTCACAGGTCAGCACCGCGACCGCCCCGTCCTGGCGGGACTCAAAAAGATTGTCCGCCAAGGTGATGCCCTGTGGGACAGTCGGCACAGGCGTGCCATATCCGACCATCCGGTAGAACCCGACCGAGAAGTCTCGGATCACGTTGCCCACGAACTGTGTGCCGATCCACCCCTGAAAGGGCTTGCCTCCGCCGTCATTCACCCGGAACCCAGCCGAGAAGCCCTCGATCACGTTGCCGGTGATGAGAGCGTTCTTCCCTCCGCCCTCGAAGCAATAGACCCCCACATACGGGTTTGACGAGGTGTTGTAGTTACCGGATCCGGTGATCCTGTTGTTCGCCACGATCGAGCTGTTACCTCGGATCGAGAGGCCGGAACTACGGCACTCGGAGAAATTGTTGTCCGTGATCTCGCACCCGTAGGTTCCGGGGTGCAGCGTCATCGGGTTGAACAGCGCCCCGTACGAGGCGCACTGCTTCACGTAGCAGAACACTGACGGGTACGGCGTGCTCGAGCGGTAGGTGAAGTCGTAAGGCTGCGCACCCCACGTGGTGGAACAGCCCACCAGGCCGGAGGACTGACAGGCGGCGACATGGAAAACGTTCTGCAGCGCATGGTCAGCAGCCTCGTAGAGCATCTCGGACGCGTACGCGTGGCAGTCACGGATCTCGACGCGGTAGCAGTCCTCGAGCCCCACAGCGCGGCCCCGAGCCGTGACCTTGACAGTGACTCGCTCGACCCTGGAATCGTTGCTGCGGATCAAGCGGACCGCGCCCATGGAGAACTGGCCCACCAGCTCCAGGTCCCGGATAGTGACCCGGTCACCGGACCCGTCCGTTGCCCGTAGCTCCGCAGAGGTGCCCGCATCCGGGCTCGTCTCCTGTGTGGCATCCGGTCGGTACCCGTCGAACACCAGCCCGCGGTCGAGGGTGATTTGCGTTGGCGAGAGCACACCCTGCACACGAACGAACTCGGAGAAGAACGGGCCCTGCCCGCCGCTCGTGGACCACCCCAATCGGTTCTCGCCGGCGTCATCGGACGTGGAGACTCGCTGGGAGATCAGCCTCACCACGTCACCCTGCATCAACCCGTGAGCGGTCTTGGTGGTCAGCTCGTTCGCTCCCGCGTTGACAGCCACAGCGAGCTCGGACGTGACGCCGTGGCTGCCGAACGCCCGGAAGATGTTCTCCACGGTCGTGCTGCCCTGCACGAGCACAGTGCCGGGCTCCCCGAACACCGTGGTGCCGGCCTGAACTCGCAGGTACGGCACCCCGTCCACCTTGTACCTGCCGGCCGCGATGAACAGGACCTTGCCCGCCGCATCATCCAAAGCCGCCTGCAGAGCTGGTGCGTCGTTCGTGGTCCCGTCGCCCTTCGCCCCGTACTCCCGGGCGTCGATCGCGGTGCCGTTGCCACCAGCCCCGATCGGCAGCTCCTGGTCGTGGTTCCAGTATCGCTCGTCCAGGCGCTCGAGCATCTTGGGCGGCAACTCCCCGGTGGGCTTCACCTTGGGGTAGATCGTGTACTCGCTCATGGCGGTCGTCATGGGGCCCTCCCTTGGGCATGAGAAAGACCCCAAACCAGACGGTCAGGGGCCAACGGGATGAGGTGTCAGAGGCGGGAGTCGGCGCGCAACAGGTCGTAGTAACCGAGCACCACAACGCGGCCCGCGTCGCGCTCGGCGGCCAGCCACTCGAGGAATGCGACGAAGTCGACAGACGACAGGTACCCCTCGGTGTCCAGTCGTGAGGGGTGCAGCATCAGCGCCACTCCACGCGCTCCCGTGTAGGCGCCGGTGACACGGGCCTTCATGGTGTCGAGGGTGAGCGTGTCCACGGTGTAGTGCGACTGGCCTTGGCGGACCTCGCCGTCGAGGGTGCGGTACACCGTGCCGTCGAGGTAGCCGGCGCCCACAGCGTGCGTGCGCAGGATCGCTCGCCCAGGCGCAGTGTTCCACCAGGACTCGATGGAGCCTCCGCCGTCGAACCCGGTCGTGTCACCGGAGGAGCCGGGAGGCGCGTACCCATCAATGACCGCGGCCGGCAGATCAGCGCGCAGCTTGTCCAGCCCACCCTTGACCTGCTCTTCGAGAGCCGCCTCCGTGGCGGGTGGGGCGACGTGGTTGAGGCTGTGGTTCCAGACCTCGAGCCAACCCTCAGAAACCCACGTGTTCACCTGCGCGGCGGTGACGCCGTCGTTCTCGGTGCGGTCCCAGTCGCCGCCGTTGAGGGCCTGCGCGGCCGGGAGGTTCAAGCGCTTGAGCGCGGGCACGACATTGTCGCGGAAGTTCCCGAGCCCGTGGTCGAAGCGCAGCGCGACGGCGGGCTTGCCGTTGGTCTTGATGACCGGGCGGCGGCGGGTGAAGTCCTGCACGAGCAGCGCATTCGCCAGCCCCGCATCTGCGGTAGACGCCGACTGGGTCGGAGCCGTGAGGTCCCGCCACGCAGAGAACGGGAACGGGGACGGCGACGTGCTCGCCGTGGATCGGACCAGGAACCGCGGGTCCGACCCGTAGGTCTGCATCTGCTGGAAGATCAGCCCGGTCGTTGTAGCCCGGACGCTGACCCGCGCCGCGACACGTGGGATGCCCTGAGCGTCCGGCCACCCACCAGTGACCGCTACGGCGTCCGTGGTGTTGCGGATGACCAGTTCCTGGTTAGCCCGCAGGTCATCGAGATTCACTCCTGCAGCGGGCTGTGACACCGGCAAGGCATTCCACGGGTTCCACGACGACGACGACGACGACGACCGTTCCCACATCGCAGGAGAGATGTGCTGCACGACCCGCTGATGAGCCACCGCCCGCTGAACCGAAACGATCAGCAGACCCGCCGCGGTGTTCGGGATCGGGCTGTTCACGTAGGAGCGTGACGCCGCCAGCTCCCACACGCCAGCCTGATCCGGGCCTCGATACGTGTTCAGGTCAGCCCCCGAGGGGACGATCCCACGGGAGAGCATCGCCCCAGCCGTGGCGTTCTCCACCGCGACCGCCGCAGACGCATCGATGACCGCGTTGGGGACCTCGGAGACCTCGAACAGCCCCGGGTCTGCGGTCTCCGCCATCTGGAACGCGCCGCCCGGGCCCTCCGGGCCACGCGGCCCGATCGGCAGCTCCAGGTTCAGCGTCTGCTCCGGCGAGGTTCCCGTGATCGACGCACCAGCGCTGGCACCACCAGCGACCGTGCCGACACTCAGCACATTCGGGGGACCCGGGACCCCGTACTGTTCTGCCTCCGTGCGGGGCACGAAGTCACGCTTCACCAGAGCAGACAGGGAACCGATCTCCCGAGTAATCGCCGCCGTCGTTGTCGAGGCGAGAGTGCTCCACCACTGCTCAGATGGGTGCATATCCCCAGCTGTCGGGGCCTGAATCTGCAGAGAAGTCGTACGAGGCATCAGCCCCTCCTATCGTCGTGCCAGGGGAGCCGCATCGAACTCGCCCAACGTCTTGTCGGCCCACACCCGGTCGCGTTCCTCGAGCGTCGCTCCGCCCCACAGCTGGTCGTACTCGAACAGCGTCGGACGGCTGGCGTGCACCCTGACCACCAGCAACTGCAGCGTCTGGGAATAATCGCCAGCCGCTATGGAATCCCGGATTCCGCGCACCACCCCGGTGATGCGCAACCCCGTGCGGTGCGTATCGGTCACGGTGACCATGTCCCCGATCATCAGTCGCGCATCACCAGTTGTCTCCACCCCATCGACTACCGGGAACGGCTTCGCCGTCTGCTGAGCCAGCCAGAACGCTAACGACTTCGCCATGTCCTCGGTCTGGATCCACCAGCCCGCCTCATGGACCAAGTCCGGGGCACGGCTCGGCCCACCTACAGAGGCAGTGAAGTCGACGTCGGTGAGGGAGATCTTCATCTGGGCGCGCAGAACCGGGAGGTTGTAGTCCCGCCACTGGGGCTTCAGCACCGTCCCAGTGTCTTGCGTAGCCAACTTGATCTCGGTTACCCCATTTGGCACATTACCCACCCAGGAATGGGTGATGTGGTAAGCGGACCCACCCAGCGGCCGGATGCTGCCCTGATACCCAACCCACTCCGTGTTCGGGTGGATGTTACCGTCCTTGTCGTAGGCAACGTACCCCATCCACGAACCCACGCCCCGGTTGAAGCTGTTCTTGGAGGTCTCGGCCTGGAAGAAATTCGGGTTGCTATCGACGTTGATCCAGATTTCGTCGTCCGGAGCGGTAATGAACTCCTCGAACTCGTCACCTGGTTCCATGGTCTCGCCCGACCCCTGCCACACCGGAATCCGTGAGCGGTTCGCGCGCTTCACCGCGCCCTGCTGGTACTTGACGACGGCGCGCGCCGAGGCTCCCTGTGCATCATGCGACCAGGTCAGATCCAGAATGTCATTGGTTGACGTGAGCTCTACGACGGGATCCCCGGCGGTGAAGTGGTTACGAGATCGCCACTGCACTTTGTCGTCCTCGTCTACCCAGAACGCTGCGCATTCGGCCTCCGCCCACTGCGTGAGCAGGTCCAATGCTTTCTGCTTCTGGATCGGGGGGGACCAGAATAGCGAGGCCATCTGTGGCGGCGCAGTGATGCTCGCGTTGGCTACGAAAGTCTCATAACCCGAGGGAACGGCCGGGAACGCGACCTGGACGCCGCCAACATCGTTGCCGCGCAGGTCGACTACAGCCCGCGTCATGGGCAGGTGCTCAGAACCCCACGGCAGTGTGGCGGAAGGATGTACCTTCGACCCCCGGTTGTTGGTCCTGATCGAGATCCGCCCCCGGCGGTTTCCAATCGCCTCGATGCGAATCGAGGCGCGCCGCCACCCCCGGCCGATGTCCCCATCGGTGGCTGAGAGGTAGGTGGCCCAGTCCTCAGCATCGGCCGTGCGAAATTGCACCAGAATCGACCGAGACGACGTGACGACGACAGCGATCCTCGCCCCGTTCTCGAACTGCACATAGACCCGCCCAGAGGTCTCCTGGGTGCCGGCGGCGGTCAGGTTGATCTCCAGCGGGCGAGACAGGTTGCCCTCTGAGTGCATCCCCAGATCGGGGACGTACTCGGCGTAGAGCCGGTTACCCATGACCGAGTCCCACCCTTGGGCGAAGTAGGGCTGCTCGCGCCACGTCGACGACCGCCGCGAGTTCACGATCGTTCCGCGTTCCGGGTATGCGGACCCCACCAGCGGCACGGACAGAACGGTCCGGGCCGGCATCGGCGGTGTCGTGAAGTAACCGCAATCGCGCAGCACTCGATCCACGAAATAGGAGGAAACGAGCCCGATGTTCATCGGGTTAGTCACCCCATCCGTTGTGGGCGCGGGCATGATCCGCGCCAGCGGCGGAATACTGACCACACGATTCAGCTGATCAGTGTTATCCACCATGCTGATCTGCAAATCAGATTCAGAAGCCGCCCCGCCCGCCTTATCCACCACACCCGAGAACACCTTCGCCCGAGACGTTCCGCTGAGCGCGTACACCTCCACAGGCGCCATCGGCTGCGGTGTCTCGGCGCCCCACGGCACCGGAGAACGATCCGTAACCCGGGCGTCCTGTAGCACCGTTGCCGATGCCGTCGACGCCGAGTAGCCGCCCACACCCGCCACCTGGTCCGGGAGGCTCGATGGAATCGACCTCTCGATCGACAGGTCCTCGGCCGAGACCACCTCCCCGCCGATCACGAGCTCACCCGAGACCGTGGTCACTGAAGAGTCGTTATCCCACTGGATGTCACGCATCCGAGCTCAACTCCTTCACAGTGAACGAAATGTTCTCCATCAGCCCCTGGTGGGCGTCGATGTGCGCCAGATCAGCGTCGAAACCCTCGACCACGACCTGGCTAGAACCACCCCCAGGTGCCCAGTCGGAAAGCTCAGCCGACCAAGCGAGCGCCGGCAACCCGACCTGCATGGCCTCCGTGACCCGCACCCGGGCAGACACCGCAGACGCAGAGACCGCAGGGATCGTGGCCGAGACCCGCACCGGCTCAGTGCCAGTCACCCGGGTCGAGACGTTGTCCACGATCGCGCCGTTAGCGTCCACGGTCTGCACCCAGACGACTCCGGGCCCATTGATCCACACCGCGCCGGTGAGCGGCATCCCTGGCACCACAGGTGTGCCCTCCGCGAGGGTGACCAGATTATTGTCGGCAATCACCGAGTGCCGCACGAGCCCCAGTCCAGGCACCTGCCACGCACCAGCTGGATCGCCGGCACCAGACCAAGACCTGTGCGTCGGTCCGGGCATCGACGCCCCAAGGGTCATGACGTTCGTCGTCGTGGCCTGCACCGGCACCCACGCGAACGGACCCAGGCCGAACACTCCGGCCGTCAGTGCCTTGAGGTGACGTGCTTCCTCCGGGGTCGCCAGCGACAGCTCGCACTTCCACTCGCGCAGAACCTGCGGAGAGACCTGAGCCCGCAGCCGCCCCCCGAGCGTCGTCCTGTAGGACGCCGCCCGGGAGGACGACACGGAGGCCTTGCCCCGGATGTGAGCGAACAACTGCATGGACCCGGGTGGGCCCAGGTACGCGCCACGGAACGGCATGATGGCCTCCTTGATCAGATCGGCTGGGTATCTCGCGCAGCGCGCTTGGTGGAGCGCAGACCCCGGATCAGCTGGGAGCCGTCCAGGGTCTTGCCGGCCTCCGTCGCCTCAGCGATCCGAGCCAGGAGCTCGAGCATCAGCGACTCCGCCGACGCCTCACCCTCGCCGGTTGCGACACCGGCCTGAGCCTGCGGCACCACCGGCGACGGAGGCGCCACCATCGACGCCAAAGCCGACTGCACCGCTGCGGACTCATGGTCGACACCGATACGCAGCGGCCTAGCCTTGGCCATGCTATCGAGCATCGCGGCAGGCGAGTTGAGCCCCGTGGACCATGCCCGCCCCATGTCGTCTGCGACGGAGCGCATCCCGGAAAGCGACCGGGCGGCGGCATCTACGGTGGACTCGGCCATGGCCTTGGCGGAGCGGGCCGCTTCGCCGGCGGCGCCGTCGATGCCCTTGGCCATGCCGGGCGGGATCCACCGGCCCACGTTCTTGGCGAACTCGCGGGATGGCGACTTGATGCCGAGGGCACCCTTCGCAGCATCCAAGGCGCCCTTCGCCAAGTCCTTGAGCGAGGAGAAGAGCGACCCGGCGGCGCCCTTTACGCCGTTGATGATGCCGTTGACAACGTCCCTGCCGATGCTGGCGGCGTTCGTCACCATGGTCCGCAGAGCGTCGAGGGCATTCGATGCCAGGTCACGGAACGCCTGCAGCGCGTTGGACGCCCCGGTGGTGATCGCCGAGACCAGGTTCTGCATCGCGGAGGACACCGTCGACTTGATCAGTGACCATGCCACCGAGGCCGCGATGCGGATGTTGTTCCACGCATCCGTCATCACCGAGCGCATGCGGGATGCGCCGGAGCTGATGGCGGAGACCACTCCGGAGAGCGCCGAGGAGATCAGCGACTTGATGCCGTTCCAGGCGGAGGATGCGACGGACTTGATGCCATTCCACGCCGACGCCCACAGGGATCGAATCCCGGAGAGCACCGAAGAGATCACCGAGCGGACGGCGTTGATGCCGTTCGACACGGCACCACGGATCGCAGACCACACCTGGGACACGAGCGACTTCAGCAGCGACCAAGCGGCGCGCCAGTTTCCCTGGATCGCGAGCATGCCGACCCGGATCAGCACCTTGACGATGTTGATCCCGATCTGGACCGCGGCGCGGATGGCGTTCCAGATCGCCATGACGGGGCCCTTGAGGGCGTTCCAGATCGTGGTCCAGACGGCCTGGATCGCGGCCATGCCGGTGGCGATGAGGTTCTGCACCCAGGCGATTCCGGCCATGACGGCGCTGCTGATTCCGGTCCAGATGGACGAGACGACGCCGCCGAGCAGTGACCAGATGCCGTTCCAGATCGTGACGATCAGCTGCAGACCGGCCTGGATGATCGACCAGAGGACCTGCAGAGCGGACGTCACGATCGTGGTGATCAGCGTCCACACCGACTGCAGGATCGTGCCCAGCCCGGTCCACACCGCGCTCCAGTTGCCCTGCAGCAGGGCCAGGAACGTCGACAGGATCGCCTGAATCACGCCGACCGCGGCGGTGATGATCGCCCCGATGGCCGAGAACACCGTCGTCACGACCGGCAGCAGGGCCTGGATGACGGGCATCAGCAACCCGACCAGCATCGTCGCCAGCTGGGTGATGATCTGCACCACCGTGGTGATCACCGGCACGATGGCCGCGAACACCTGGCCCAGCACCGGCAGGATCGCCGAAGCGAGCTGCTGGAACACGGGAAGGATCGCGCCCACCAGAGTCTGGCCCAGGGTCAGCAGCGTCGAGCCCAGAGTGGCCAGCGCCTCGCGCAGAGGTGCCGACGTCGCGACCGCGAGCGCGAAGGCCGCGGCGATCAGGCCGATCGGTCCGGTGAGGATCGAGAACGCGGTGCCGAGCCCGGAGACGATAGTGCCGAGTACACCAGCTGCAGCGCCGCCGGCCGAGAACGCGCCGACGAGCGACGTGATCACCGGGATGATCGTGCCCAGGGTGGACAGCACGGAGATCACCACAGGGACCAGGGCGCCGATCACCGCGCCAGCGGCGGCGATACCGGCAGCCAGCCCCGGGAACCGGTTTGCGAAGCCCTCGACCGCCTGGGCGGCGGTGGTGATGATCGGGCCCAGGATCTGCAGGGCCGTGATCAGCGCGCCGGAGAGCACCGGGATGATCGGCTGGATCGCGCCCATCAGGGCTGTGAACGCCGGGGCAAGCGCCTCGATCGCGGTGCCGAGCACCGGGCCGATCGTGGAGGCGAGGGTGCCCAGCACCGAGAGGAACGACCCGAACGCCGTGCCCAGCGCCGGGGCTGCGGTCACGAGCCCCTGGATGCCGGTGAGGATGCCCTCGAACAGCGCCGTGGCGCCCGTGGCGAGCGCGGGCGAGGACAGGGCTGCACCGAGGCCCTCGAGCAGCGCGGACCCAGCCTGCCCGGCGAGAGTCATGATCTGCGCCAGCGTCGGCGCCAGGGTCAGGAATGCGTCACCCAGCGCAGAGACACCCGGGCCGAGCGCGGCCACGGCCTGGTTCATGCCCGAGAACACCGTGGTGAGGGCGCCCTGCCACACGGGGCCGTTGATCGCGGCGGACACATTGGCCAGACCGTCAGCGAGCGCGCCGAGAGACGCCCCACCAGCAGCGGATGCGGCGCTGGCGAGGCCACCGAGGATGCCAGCGGTGCCGCTGATGACGCCACCGAGGTCCTGCAGTGCAGAGACCGCACCGTCGACCCAGGCGAAGAACTGCCCGGAGTCGACGATCCGGGTAGCCCAAGCGGAGAAGGACTCGCTGACCTGCGCGAACCAGCCAGCGAGCTGCGGGAGGTAGGACGCCCCGGCCCCGGTCAGAGTGAGGAGCCCGGAGGTCAGGGAGTTGATGCCCTCACCAGCGATGTCGATCGCGAGAGTGAGGTTGGAGAAGAGGGACTCCATCGCGGCCAGCCCGGCGGGCGACGTGAAGGCGCGGGAGATCCCGTTAGTGAAGTAGCCGAGCTGAGTAGCGATCTGAGGGAACCAGGTGTTCGCCAGCGGCATCAGGGCCGAGACGAAGTCCCGCACCGCGCCCTCGGCCACGGACCAGTACGCGCCGGAGATCTGGTCCTGCAGGGCAGAGAACTGCGGGGCGAGGTCGCCCAGCACGTCGCCGCCGTCCTTGAGCGCGGCGAACAGCACACCGAAGGACACACCCATGCCGCCGATCAGCGCCGGGAGCACCAGCGCGGCCGGGGCGATTGAGGCCAGGGACGAGGCCAGGGTGAGGATCGAGCCCACACCCGCGCCGGCCACCGACACCAGGTTCGTCAGCGTGGTGGCCAGCAGCGCGATCGAGGGGATCGCCTGGTCCATGTTCTGGACCATCGAGCGGATCCCACGCCCGAAGTTCCCCAGCACACGGGAGCCGGACAGGGCCGCCAGCGAGGCGGCGGCCGCGGCGATCGACGACCCGGACACCCGGGCGTGAATCGTCGCGAAACGATCCCGCGTCAGCGCCGCGATCCGCGCAGCAGCCACGGCCGTGTCGAGACCGACCTGCATCTCCGGCTTGTGGTCTGCGATCTGCTCAGCCAGACGCTCCGCCTCGACACGTGCGGCAGCGGTCTCAGCCTGGATGCGCAGCTCAGCGGCGTTGCGCTCCACCTCGGCCACCATCCGCCGGACCTGGGCGCGAAATGCCCCATCGCGGTCGAGATCCACGGGGATCTCGACCGTCGCCGCACCGCTGGCCTCTCGTGCAGCAGCCACGGCCTGACGCGCCAGCTTCGCCGCCTCAACGCGGGTCTCGACGGCGACGGTCGCGACGCCAGATGCCGCCTTCGCTGCGGCCTTCACGGACCGGGCCACTTCGCTGGTATCGACTGCAGCCTGGATGGTGACCTTGGCCTGCTTCTCGATCTTGGCGAGCTGAGCCTTGAGCGTCTTGGCGAAGCCCGTGGTGTCCGGGACACCACGGACGGACATGCGCCCGACCTCGGATGCAGCCATGGTGCGGGCCTCCTCTCATTGCAGGGGCGGCCCGCACCGCGGCGAGCGCTGAGGGTCAGTGGAAGAATGAGTCGTCCACGTCCTCGAGGGATTTCGGGGCGACCTTGCTACTCGGGCGCTCCACGGGCGTGATCTTGCGCGGCTTCTTCTTGCTGCCCTTGACCGCGACCATGTTCGCGAAGCCCTGGATCTGGTCCGAGAGGTTCTCGAGCAGGGTGGTGTCGCGGGTGCGGCCGGCGTGCTCCCAGTTGTGGAGCAAGCTCTCAGCCCGGTATGTCGAGCGCGGCTCCTTCGGGAGCCGGTCGATCAGGGCGAGCACGAGATCCGTGCGCTCCGGCGGGCCGGTGACCCCCGTATGGGGGTCAACGGCGTAGAGCGCCTGGATGTCACCGGCCGCGTCGGGGTGCTCCCTCAGCCATTCGTGGAGCGCGAGCCTTTTCCCATGGCGGATCCGTAGCCCATCGCCAGGGACTGAACAGCCTCCATGCCGTGCTCATGACCGAAGGTGTCCCACGCGTCGCCGTCGAGGACGTAGCGGTCCTCGAGGAACTCGATGAAGTCGGCCAGCGCATCGAAGTCGAGTGAGGAGACATCCACGTTCTCCAGGTCCTCCACGCCGATGTCGGAGCTGATGACGCTGATCAGCTTGCCCTGCACGCGAGCCATCTCGGAGGGGCGCATGCTCGTGATCGGCTTGAGGAGCTCATGGCCCTCGAGCTCCTCGAACTCGAGCTGCTTCTCCTCCTTCGAGGGCTGGTGGTCCTGGGGCTGCTTGGTGGCGCGGGAACGGGTCGTGCTGGTCTTGGCGGTGGCCATGGTGAGTCCTTCCGTGACGGAGGCGTGCAGGCACGCTCGGGGCCCAGGGCCTGTCGGCGTCCGGGCTGTGAATCTGGTCGTGAGTCAGTAGGGGATGGGGACCGCTGAGGGCGCAGGACTCACACCGCGCCCCCAGCGGGGTCATGGGGTCAGGCCGCGGGCTCAGCCGGGGCCGCGTATTCGCGGACCGGGAACCAGCCCTTGGTGACAGCGCGCCCGTTGGGCGCGACGAGAGTCTTGGACGACAGCGCCTGGAACGACGCCTGGGTCTCGAAGAACTCCTCGACGTCCACGGACGGGGCATCGCCCAGGCCCATGGACACACGCGGGAAGTACAGGCCGGCGCGCTTGGTGCCCTGCACGAAGATGAAGAACAGGGCGCGCTCGATCTTGCCGTCGCCGTACTGCTGGTAGTACCCGCCGGCTTCGTCGGTCCACTCGCCCTCGGGGAGCACCCGCTCGTAAGTCTCGCGGGTCATCTCGAGCGCGTTGACCACGCCCGACCACGAAACGGACTCGTAGGCCACGTCGATGGCGTCCTGCTCCCAGGAGCCCTTCTGCGTCGCGTCGCCGCCGTCCTTCTCGAACTCGGGCGGATTCTCGCGGGACGTGTGCCCGAAGGAACCCCAGCCTTCGCCGTAGGTGGCAGGGTTGCCGATGATGAACTGCGCCGGGTCGAACGGCAGCGTGTCCGGGTCGGCATCGAGCACGTTGCCGTATCCGGGAATAATGACCTTGCTCGCGTCGAGCGACATGGTTCCCTCCTAGGGAATGAGGCAGACCCGACCCACCACCCCAAGGGGATGCGGACCGGCCTGCACGAGATGTGCTGTGGGGCGGCTGTGCGCCGCTCAGATCGCCATCCGCACGGTCACGGTGGCGTTGTACTGGTGGACGTCCTGCGCGGCTGCGTCGGCCCGTGGCGGGCGGAACGGCAGCACGTCGACGTCCACAGAGGCGATCGCCGCATGAGCAGGCGAGCGGTGCCCCAGATCCGGGGCGGCCTCGAGCGCCGTGACGGCATCCCAGGCCAGCTCCGAAGCATCCGAGTTCGTATCGGCCAGCGCCAGGAGCGCGACGGTCCAGACCTGCCCATCGGTCGCGCCTGCGTTGGGGACGCGGTCGCCGGTGGGGATCTGGACCCAGATGGCCGGAAGCCGCTGCGCCAGATCTGCCGGCGGATCCGACGTGCGGAACACGTCACTCCCCAGGGCATCACCGAGTACGGCGAGCACGGCCTTGTACGGCGACATAGGCCTCACGAGATGCCCCGAGAGAAGGGGAAGTGCCCGTGGACGGGGGTGCCATCCGGGGCCACGTGCCCGAACTCGATGGACAACGCAGCCGGGTCGTCGGAGTAGATCTCACGGTCGGTGACGCCCTTCTTGCCGGGCACCTTACGCATCTGGATCGACTCACGGAACGCTCCCGTTCGCGTCGGGGCCAAGCCCTGGATACGGGCCCGGCGTTGCTCCATGACGGAGTCGAACTCGACGGAGTCACCGATCATGCGGGCGGCTTCGGTGGACACGCCACGGTTCAGGGAGACCATCAGGCACCTCCTCGGTATCGGCCACACGCGGGGCGCGGGCACTGATTCGGATCCGCTCGTGGGCGGTCCGGGGAGACATGGTGTTCCGGGCCGGCTCACCGATCTGGTCCCACCAGCGCCCGTCCCAAAAGACACGGGCGCGGTGGTCACCAGGCCAGTTCCGGGCCGTCACCCAGTACGTCTCGGTGGCCTGGACGCCGTACGCGACGACCTCGTCGGCACTGAGCGGATGCACGTTGCCGCGCACCAGGATCGGATCACCGAGGGGCCCCGTGGCGGAGACACCCTCGTCGTCGGTGGTCGTGCCGTAGCGCTGCACGAGCAGCTCGTGGCGCGGGTTGGTGAGCAGGCTCATCGCCAGCCACCTGCCCACGGGGCACGTGTGGAGACCCTGGCCGTCCCCACGAACCCCGCATCCACGGCCTTGCAACCGATCCGTGCCAAGTCCTTGTCAGGGAACCAGATGTTCGCCGACGCGGACAGGGCGTTCTTGCTGTAGGAGTACCCGTTCTCGGACTCGGTCTTGAGCGTGGGGTCCTCGTCACGCACCAGGCGCAGGACGGCGTCGACGACGACGTCCCTCACGAGTTCCACGTCCACAGACCCCGCAACGATGCGACGCGGCAGGGACGGGCACTCACCGATCAGCGCCCGCTCAGCCTTGCCGATCTGGTGCGTGAGCCACTTCTGAGTCTCGGCGTCCTGCGTGTCGATGGCACCCTCGTAGGCGTCCACGAGGTCATCGACAGTGACAGTGAGGATGCTCGCCATGAGTCTCCTTCCAGGTGGTCTGCGGTGGCTAGCACATGACGTGATAGCCACCGCATGGCTCACTTCTCGGAGTCGGTGGCGGCCTTGGACGAAGCCCGCTTGGCAGCGGGCTTGTCGGCCTCGAGGACATCCGTGTTCGAGATCAGACCCTCGGCCCACGCCGGGGCGTTCTCGCCCTCACGCAGGAAGGCGATCTCGCCATCAGCCGGGTTGCGCAGCAGGGTCGATGCCTTGATCTTCGCCATGCCGATCAGAGCACCTTCACGGCCATGGACAGGTTCGCGTTGGCCAGGATCGGCAGCGCGATCGCGTCCGAGATGACCTCGGCGATCATCGGCGGCTTCTCGTTGCGGTAGACGCCGGCGACGATGCCCGGCTGCTCCGAGTCCTCGATCGCGTATTCCGGCGACTGCGAGGTCAGGGTGGTGCCCCAGATGGTCGAGCCCAGCGGGGTGCCGGCCTCGTTGGTCGTCGCACCCGGGGCCGGCAGCAGGAAGATGCTGTCGTCCGGCAGGACCTTGCGGGCGGTGCCGCGCACGGAGACGCGGCGATCGTAGGCGACGATCGGGGGCAGGCTCGAGCCGACCAGGGTGTCGTTGACCTGCGCCTCGGTCGCAGAGCGGGCGCCGCCGTTGAGCAGCTGGGTCTGGAACTCCGCACCGGCGGCCAGGGCGCGGCGAGCGCGGGTGCCGGCGACGATCGCGCCGGGTGCCTCGCCGTTGATGTCGGTGTAGAGGTCGACCCAGGTCTGGATCGCCTCGAGGCGCGAGACGCTGGAGTCGGCCCAGAGGTCGGCGGCGGTGATGGTCAGGCGCTCGTCGCGACCGAAGTCGTCGTCGATCACGTTGACCACGTTGCCGTTGACGTCGCGGGTGACGGTGGCGCGGCCGGTGGCCAGCACGGTGCCGCGCAGCAGCTCGACACGGTTGGCGACTGCCTGCGTGACCTGGTCGGTGGTCTTCTGCACCTGGTTGAGCATCGCCTCGTCGGAGGCGTTGCGCAGACGGAGCTGCTGGTACTCAGTGACGGGGATCGTCTGGCTGACGGCAGGCATCTCCAGGGTGAGGCGGCGACCGCCCGGAGCGCGCCCGACCTCGGGCTCGGCGTCGTAGGCGCGGACCTCGGCCGCGTCGATGAAGCCGTTATCGCCCTGAGTCACTCGGGCGACGATGTCCTGGACAGTGCGGTTGGGCAGCCAGCGGGCGAGGGTGCCCTTCTGCTGCTCGTAGTTCTCCAGCGAAGCCCGGGCGTAGCCGGAGAGGGTGGCGGGATCGATCAGATCAGTGATCAGAGGCATGGATCAGCCCTCCTTTCAGAGGTAGACGATGGTGGTGGAGGGCTGCTCGGCCGGGGCGGTGAAGCCCTCGAGCGGCACGAGCGAGGTGTTCACGCGGCCGTGGTCGTAGACCGGGACCGGCACGTTGCCGGTGGCCGGGACCTTCTGGTCGGTGAACAGGTGTCCGGCGAGCGTGCCGGCCGTGGCGTCACCGGCGACGTAGGGGGCCAGCAGCCCGTTGACTTCGGCCACGGGGTAGCCGGAGGGGACGACGCCGTTGACAGCCACGGAGCGGAACGCATCGCCGGGCAGGGCCGCGGTGCGGCAGTTGGCGATGCCGTGGGAGGTGGCCAGCCAGCGCTGGTCACCACCGCCGAAGGACTCACGAGTCAGGTGAGGCATGAGAGGTCACTCCTTCCAGAGTGGTAGATCAGGAGGTGGTGGGTGCGCCCTGTCGGGCCTGGAACATCGCAGCCCCAGCGGCAGTCGAGGATGCCCCCGTGTGCCGCTGGTAGCCCTGATGCGTGGACCTGTTGGTCCGCTGGTTCGCCGTGTCGGCGGGAGTCAGGAGGGAAAGCGAGTCGGACACCGCATCGGTGTCGACAGCGCCGTCATCGCCCACGAAGGACGAGAGGTTCACCCGGCCCAAGAACTTGTCCAGAGCGGACGGGTCGATCGACCGAGCCGCAGGGTTGCCGGTGAATGCGGCACGCACCCGCTCGTCAGCGACCTCAGCGAGCACCTGTGCACGCGCCTCAGCCTTGGCGGCCTCGACGGCGTCCGTGACAGCGCGCTCGTCCGGGGACTGCTGCGCGCGCTGCGCCTCATCCCACTGAGCGGCCTTGGCGGCCAGCTCATCGTAGTCGGAGCGTGCCTTGGCGGTGGACTCGTGCTTGCGGGCCTGGTGCTTCCAGTAGGCCTCGCGCTGGTCGACGGTCATCTCGGCCAGGGGCGTCTGCGCCGGGAACCCCGGCTCGCCCCCGGACTCGGACTGATCCGGCCCGTTCGCGCCCTGATCCTGGGTGGAGCTCTGGTTCTGCGGAGCGTCCTGCGGATCGGCGTCCTTGGGTGCGGCGTTGAGCGACTGCGGCATGTTCGTGTCCTTGTCAGGTGAGTCGGTGCCCTGCTCGGGCGTGATCGTGATGTCCCCATCGGCAGGCGCGTAGGTCGCCCACCAGCGGGAGATCGGTTCGTCCATGTCCTCGCCCTGCCCCCGCCCGCGAGCGCGCTGGGTGGCGAGCTCCTCGGGGGTGGCCAGGACGATGACTTCCTCAGCGCCGACGCGCTTAGCGTGGTCGACGCGAGCTTCCGGGTCAGCGAGCGTGCGGATGATCCACACGTCACCGCGCTCATACTGGGCGGCTCCGGTCTCCATGAGGGAGCGCACGGAGCGCGCCAGTTCGGGGTCGCCGTACTGCTCACGCAGCTGATCCAGATCGATGACGAGGTCGTCAGGGGCGGCGTGGGCTGCGACGTAAGTCGTCTTGCCGGCGGCCGGTGGGCCACATACGGTGCGGATCATGCGGCCCTCCTGCTCTTGCGTGGCTTGGTCAGCGCCTCGAGCTCCTGCTCGTAGCGCGTGATGCGCTTGAGCGCGGCGTGACGGATGTACTGGGCCTTCTGCGGGTCGTCGAGCTCGGCCAGCAGCTTGTCGCCGTGTTCCACGGACTTCCGGGCCGCAGCCAGACGCTTCTCGACCTCAGCGATTCGGTCGGCGTTCTTCGCCGCCTTCGCCTCGATCGTCTTGGCATCCCGCGCCGCCTCGACCGCAGCAGCACGCTTGGCTGCCATGTCCTCGACGATCTCAGTCTCGCCGTCCGCCTTGAGCACCGGGCCCAGCTCACCGTTCTCTTCCACGGTGACTCGGACGCGCTGCAGATCCCCGCGCCCTGTCGACCCAGCGGCCTTGTAGATCTTATTGAGGTCCGCCTCGTTGAGGTCGAAGCCGGGGTCCTCGGCAGCGGTGATCACCGAGACAGTGCACTTGCACCCGTTGTGGACCCCCTTGAGGTCCTCCCGGGAGTACTTCCTCGACGCGGCTGCCACGCAGAGCCCGCAGGTGCCCGTCTTGGATTCCTCCGGGTGGATGATCCGTCGATAGCCGACGACCTTCTGCGTCTTGCGCCCGCGGGCCTTGTGCTTCTTCCTGGCCTGGGCGACCTCGTCCTCGTTGGGCTCGGCCACGAGCACCTCGCGCTCCTGGTCGCGCTGCGCCAGCGCCATGTCCATCTCGGCGAGCGCCTTGATGCGCGACTCGACCTCACGATCGATGCGATCCGCCGCCCACTGCTGGCCCTCGGCATAGCGCAATGACTTCTCGAAGCGCCGGTGAGTCTTCACCGGACGCTCCCAGATCTGCTCGATGCTCTCACCACCGCGCTCTCGCGAGTATCGGAACGGCAGCAGGACGTCGTCGATCTCGTCCTCCGGGAACACGGCGTCCAGGTCCTCGTACTGCTGCTGGAGGGTGGCGATCGTCTGCCGGCGGACCTGAGTCTGCGCGGCCTCCACGAGGGTGGAGGACTCCCGCGAGATGGCACGCACCATCTCGCCGTCATACCAGCCGTCGAACGGCCTCCACAGCTCGAGCAGCTGCTGAACCAGCGCGGCCGTGATCGTCGTCGTGACCGACGCCTGGGCGTTGACGATCCGAGTCAGGGTCCGCAGATCAGCCATCAGATGCCACCGCGATCTGCTCGAGCAGCGCATCCTGCGAGCGCTGCAGCTCGGCCGCGGAGATCTCCTCGGGGGAGAGCTGCAAGAACTTCTCCATCGCGGTGCGCCACGGGACACCTGCCTCCTTCGCGGCGCGGCCGGCCTCGGCGCGCTCGGTGAGCGAGGAGCGCCGCGGGTCCGCCCAGGACGCCCGGATCGAGGCCGGGTCGGCGCGGTCCGGGAACCCGGCCAGGAGCAGGGCGGTGGAGATGACGGCCTTCATGCGTCCGTTGATGCCGAGGATGATGTCCTCGACCTCGAACACGATGCCCTCACGCTTGAGGTCCGACCCGGAGGCGGACTCGTTGGCGGCGTCCGGGGCGAGCATGTACAGCGGCGTGTTCGACACGGCCGCGAGGTGCTTAAGGTCGTCGCGCACGGCGTTAAGCACCGGGGTGATGTCGGCCTGACCGGACTCCCAGATATCCACGGCCTGCGGCAGAATCCACAGCGACCCCGGGTCGGACTCGAAGATCGCGTCGTAGTCGATCTCCTCACCCGTCTCCGGGTTGGTGCGGGGCGCGCCCTTGAGGCCGCGCTGCCGAAACGCCTGCAAGGCGATCAGGATCATCCGCTGCAGGATGCTGTGGTTGATCCGCTCCATGGTGGGGATGTGCTGCTCGAAGCACGCCTGCCCCTCCTGGCCCAGGAGCTCGACCACAGGGACGTAGTCGACAGGCATCTCCACCGGTTGTTCGTCGAGGACCCACATGCCGGGGTGCAGCCGCCAGTTCTTGGCCGCACCGCGGGGCAGGATCGTGGGGCCCTCGTGCACTGCGGTGCGCGTGTAGCCCGGGCGCCACAGCACGGCGACGTCGCGGTCGCTGATCTCGTCGCGGTACACCTTGAGCGCGGCCAGGGGGCGCGCGGCGTCGGCCGGGTTGGGCTCGACGATCATCTGCGACGGGTGCTCCGCCGTGATCCGCACCCCACCCTCAGACCCGTCTGCCGGGTCCAGGTGATCCACGAGCAGGTACCCGGCGCTCAGCCCGGCCATCCACCGCAGCGCGGTGCGCAGCTCGTGCTTGCCGTCGGCGGACTCGAGCAGGCGGTTGACCTCGTCGTCCCCGTTCGTGGAGTCATCCACGGCCGTCTGGAAGGTTTGCAGCTGGATGCGGTGCAGGCGCGCGTTCGTGATCAGCTGCGCCAGGTTCAACGAGGCGAGCCGCTGCAGCTGGCGGAAGTTCCCGCCCTTGTCCGGGTACGGCAGGGGCGGGGTGCCCTGCAGCCACTGCTCATTGCGGTGGATCTGCGGCAGACGCTGAGCCAGCTTCTTCGACAGGTGGTGCATCCACCACTCGTCCGAGCCCCGCGGCGCCGAGGACGGGGCCGCGAGCGGAGCGAACCCTTCGGGGATCAGCAGCATGGGCGTACCTCCTCGGCATCACGGGGTCATCGGCGGCGCGAACCACCGACCTTGAACGGGACGAACATCTCCGGAGTCGGCTTCTCCGGCTCGTTGAGCACCTGGGCGCGGGCCTCGTAGGCCAACGCTGAGGCGACCGCGGCGTCGATCTTCTTGACCGACCCCTTGGCCTCCTTGCCGATCACGATCCCGCCGCGGCGAGACCACCGGCGGGCGTTGATCAGGTGCCGAACCAGCGCCGGATTGGCGCTGATCGCCACCTGCTCCTTGGCGATCGCGTCATGCAGACGCTCGAGCGCGAGCGCCATCTTGGTGTCGAGCTTCGTCCACCACTTCACCGTCGAGTTCCCGGACGCCTTAGCCCGGTAGCCATCGCCGTACTCGCGCTCCCACCGCTCGACCTGATCGATCCAGTGCGGCGGATCCGCGAAGAACGCAACGACGTCATAGCGGTCATGGGCGTTGGCCACGGCCGCGTCGACCGCGACCTCGTCCACCCGCCAGTCGGCGGCCTCCGGCCCGTCCGGGCACTCCCAGATCCCGATCTCGAACAGATAGCCGTCCGAGATCCGGCAGCCGATCAGCGCCGTGGCGTCGTCGGTCTGCGCGCCGTCGAACCCCAGGGCGATCTGCTCGCCCGCAGCGACCTCGTCAGCACCACGTCCAGGCATCCCGGACGTCACGCCAGCGAGCTGCGCCGGGGTGACCCACGCGTTGTGTTGCTCGGTCAGCGCGTTGAGGAAGTACCTGCGGGAGTCCTCTGGGGTGGAGCGCGGGTCGAAGATCTCGTCGATCAGACCCTGCTTCGAGTTCCAGTCCAGGGCCTCGCCGTAAGCCTCCTCGATCGCGCCCTCGAGCGCGTCCAGGTCCGCGAGGTTCTGCAGGTCGGACCAGCGGTGGTCGTAGAGCATACGCAGACGCCCACGCACCTTCGGCGCGCGGCCCTCAGCGAGCGCCACAAGGCTCTCCTCGACGGCCTGGGCGTACTTGTACGTCTGCTCGGCCACGGACTCCTCACCGGGGGCGTACATGGTGGTGGTCTCGATATACCAGGTCTCGTCCACGCGCTTGCGCTTGACAAGGTTCCTGGTCACGGTCGTGTGCATGGACCGCAACCCCGGGGTGTTGTAGAGGTGCGTCTCGTCCATGACGGCGAACGTCTCCTTGCCGCCGTCCTTGGAGGCGGATCCGGCAGTGGAGGGGGTGATCTCCCCGCCGTAGGGCAGCAACACCCGTGTGAGGCCGACGTCAAGGCCGTAGGCCTGCAGCTCCGCGAGCGGGCCCTCCTTGAGATTCAAGTAGACCTGATCGTAGACGTTGCCGGTCTGGCCCTCCTCGGTGGCCATGATCCGCACGAACGGCGAGCGCACCGGACGACCCATGGGTTCGCCGGCGGCGTACGTGTAGGTCTGACCGAGGAACTCGTACGTCTCCCCACCCTCGGCCCAGCCATCGAAGCGACACGGCCCCAGGGCCTCCAGCAGCACGAGCTCAGCCGCCAGACCGGACTTGTTGCACCCCTTGGGGCGAGAGAAGAACGCGCTGTCGACCAGGCGGCGACCATCGGCGTCGAGGCTATAGCAGTCCACGACGAACTGCGAGTACTCGTCGCCGTGACGGATCGGCTCGCCCTGCACAGCGCCCGGGCCGTGCACGACGAAAGTCTCGATCCACCACAGACCCAGCCAGCCGAGAGACCGCGAACGCGAGGCCCCAGGCGGGCGGACTACCTTGTGCGGCATCAGTCCGCGATCCTCCCGCGCCGCGCCTCGATCGACGTCACCGTCGCCCCCGCACCGGATCCGGCGACAGCGACATCGGGGACCTCGATCTCCGACTTGAGACGCAGCCGGTCCTCGACCGTCGCACCGAACTTCGCCACGCGGATCCGCACCTCAGCAGAGAACTCCCACCGGCCCTTGGCCCACATGATGTGGTGCATCAGGGCCGTGTCGAGCAGGAAGTCCCAGTCCGGGTCCGACAGCATCCGGGACGCCTGCGGCGAACGCCGCCAGTGGTCCCACCAGCGGCGGGTCTGCGGGTGCCAGTCCTCGCCCTCGGGCAAAACCTCGGCACCCTTCGGGAGATCGGGGCCGAAATACTTGGGGCCACGCACGATCTGGCGATGCGTGTTGTCCTGCGGCAGCTTCGTACGCTCAGGCTGATCCCGACCACGAGACCGGCTCTGCTTCGGTGCGGGCCCATGTCCGGCCATGACGAGTCACCTCCGTGTCGGTGCAGATCAGACCCGTGCCGGGTCCTCCTGCGTGGTGTGCGGGGAACTCCCGCCGCTCAGGGCGCCCAAACGAGCGCCAGCCTCCTGGATCTGCCGATCAAGCACCGGCACCATGCCCTGCTCCCACCTACGCCCCAACGCGAGTACCTCGGCGCGCCGCTGCTCAAGCCGGGCCAGCCGGTCGTTCAGCCGCTTCACCTCGCGCTTCGTCTGCGCCTTGCAGACCTGCGAGCAGTAGAGCTGCGGGCGGCCGCGCCGATGGGGCGCGATGAACTCGCCGGCGCACCACCGACAGGTCCTCCACATGTCCACCACCCCCATCCACAGGCCGCAGAAGGCCGCGCATCATACCAGGCCCGCGACCGCATATCGGGGCGAGCCCAGACCCCCAGACCCACGCGCACAGCGTCCTGCCGAACTCAGCGGAGGGGGGAGCCGACCTCCAGGGGAGGGGGTCGGGCGGGGGCGGGTCAAGCGGCCTCGGCCATGAGCTGGGCGCCCTTGAGCGAGTTGCAGATCGCGTGGGCGGTGCGGAGGTTCGTGAGGTCGTCCGTTCCGCCGACTGCTCGGGGGATGACGTGGTCGAGGGTTGGTGACCATGGGTCGTCGTACCGATAGGTCTTGCTCGTCGCCCCGCCGCATAGCCAGCAGGTGAAGTTGTCACGGGCAAGGACTGCGCCTCGATGCTTGAGCCACGGCCCCTTGTGGATCCGGCCTGGTAGGCGTCGTGCTTCTACCCGCTTCCTGCATCGAGTGGAGCAGTACACCTTCCCCCACGCGGGGTTGGTGGTGAAGGTGTGCCCGCAGTCCGCGCATGGGATGTAGGCGACTTGGCAAGTGGTGGCTCGGGCGAGGTCAGCTCGTGCGCGATCGCGTGCCCTGCGGGCGCACGGGTCCGAGCAGTACCTTCGTTCCCGCCCGGCCCTGCCAACCCAGGCAATGTCGCACTCTGGGCAGGTGCCGTACTGGAGATCGCATTGGCCGCGTATCTTGCTGCTCTCGAGCGGGTCGATCCGGTGGGCAGCCTGTGCCATCTTCCCTGCCCGGGCGAGTTGCCCTGTGGCGCGGTTGTTGAGGTCTCGGCAGGTGCGGGAACAGAAGCGGGCGGAGGCGCGGGCCGTGAAGCTCTCGCCGCAGAGCTGGCAGGTCTTCTCGTGGTGGTGGCCGCGGATGACCTCGCCATTGGCTACCTGCTTGCGGTAGATCTCGCGGTTCCGTCTGCGCTTGCGTTCCTTGGCGCAGTCCGGTCCGCAGGTGAGCCGCTTGGCGGGCTGCCCGCATTCTGTGCAGGTGCGGGTAGGGTTGGGCATGTGATCGTTCCTCCTGTGAACGGTTGCCATGCCCCCGGCTGTTGACGCAGCGCGGGGGTCTTCTCATGCCGTCGGGTCGATCCCCGGGTGCTGCTCCGGAGGGCGACGCTCACGCGGACGGCGGGACGACGTCGCGCCCTGCGCGCCGGTGATGCGGTCGTGGTGCCACGAGCACAGCGACGCGAGGTCGTCGTGATCATCAGCCTCGCCGCGGTGATGAACATCGGTCGCTCGCGCAGTGCACCGCAGCCCGGTGTCCGGGGAGACGTAGGTGCACCGCCCGCCATCAGCACGCAGCTGACGGCGACGACGCCGCTCCCAGTCGGGAGGCAGTGCCGCGGTGCGCCCGGACCGATCACCCCACGGCATCAGGAGAACCGGCCGAGGTAGGCGAAGGCTGCCGACAGGCGAGGGCTCTCTGCATACCCCACGAGGACGTTGCACGGCGAACAGAGCAGGGCCCGGACACACGCCCCGCATGCCTTCTCTCCGGGGCAGCAAGCGTGGTCATGGTCGATCAGGAGTTGCCGTCCGGTCTCTACCTCGGGGACCCCGCATAGCGCGCATGCACCGCCTTGAGCAGCGTGCATCGACTGGTAGGTCTCAACCGTGATGCCGAACGCTGCGCATCGGTCTCGAAGCCTGTTCGCTCTGGTGCGCTCTGGGTTAGCCACCCTGGACCGCCGGTTGTAGTCAGCGGCCTTGCCCATGTTCTGGGGTAGCTGGTGCCATCGCTGCAGGTAGTCGCGCACGCAGGGCAGGCACTTGTTGTTGAGCCCGTCTGCCCTGTCGCTCGACTTGCCGAACTCCTTGACTCGCAGCCACTCTTTGCAGGATGTGCACCGCTTGACCCCGACACGGAGGGTCGTCGCTGTCTTGTTCCTCTTGGGGAGCTTCCCGCCATAGGCTTCTGTGGCGATCTCAATCGGCGTACGCTGGTCCATGTCGAACTCCTTCACAGTTCGTCCACGCCCTCGTCCTGTTCCCGCAGGAGCGAGGGCACTTGTCTGTCAGCTTGGATCTATCCGGGGCCCACCGGATTGGATCCCTTTCTCGAGCCGGGCCAGTAGCCGTACACGTCCTTGAACCACTGTGATGCTGTGCGCTTTGCCTGCACGATGCTCATGTGCTTGACCAGCTGCCGATATAGCGCCGTCCAGGGATGGGCGTGCCCGACCCAGCGCGTCTTGCCTGGGCCCTGGGTCCACCACCACTTGAGGTAGCCCCGCGTTCCCTGCTTCGGGTTTGCGGTGGCGTCAGGCCATGCAGATGCCACGACCATCACCTCCGTTGTGTGGGTCGGCGGGTGCGATCACCGGGGAGGAGTTGCCCTGGTCCGCACACCGCCGGTCTATGGGGCCGCCTACCAGCGGCCGATGATCTTCCAGCAGCGGGCGCATTGCCAGGCTGTGGGGTCGGGGCAACGCTCCCACCAGTGGGCGTTGCAGGCGCAGAGGATGCGTCCGAGGCGGGTTCGCATGGTGGTCTCCTGTGTGGTGTTCCCCTGGCGGGGTGCGATGCGTGTATCCAGTGCGTCGTCTGCGCGGACGGCATCTTGTTGTGTGGTTGCCCTGCCAGGGGTGGTGGGTGGCGCGGTGAAACGGCACCGCACCGAGTGCGGGTGCCCGGGGTCGAACCGGAGGACTGGTCCACGGCAGGCCTGCTCACCCTGCCTCCACCTCACCCGCTGCCCCACGTCTGGGGCTCAACAGCCAGCCAATCCCGGGGGACGACTGGCAACAATGTCCTGGTGGTTTCGCACAGGGTGCTGGGCCCGCCAGGTGGCCACGTTGTCCCTCGCGCCCCGGAGGTGTGTCTTTGCGCGGACGGTGCCCCAGGGTGGGGCGGGTGTCCGGGGCGCGAGGTGGTCTACATTGGGGCACGGTGGTCAGTCGCGGGGAAAGGGCGACGTGAGCTCCTCGGGGATGACGACCTCGTGTGCGATCAGCCTGGACACGATGCGGTCAGCGACCTTGATCAGGTCGAGGCCAATTTCGTCTGCCTCGTAGCCGGCCCGTTCGATAGCCGATTCGAGCTCGACGTACACGTGGTCCTTGGCTGCTGAGACCTCGGCGGGCTCATACCCCTTGGGGTGCTCTCGGTCTGCCTGGCTCATATCGGTCTCCTTGGTCATCGTGGCCTGCGGTCGGCTCTGCCGATGGCGCGTTCGGCGGTGGGGTCGCGGCCTTGCCAGGCGTGGGACACCTGGGTCTCGGCGGGGGACGTGAACGGTGAGTTCCCCATCGACTGGTTGAACTTGCGGCGCGCCCGGCGGCCCTGCTCTCGGACCCTCTCATCGTCGCGTTGGGCGGTGAGGTACCGGAGGAGGCGGTGGTCGTCAGGGTCGAGAGTCATGCTCATCACCCCCAGGCATGAAAGAACCCCGGACCGTTTGGTGCCGGGGTTTCATGGTGTCGCCTTCTTCGTCACTGCTGGCGAATCTACGATCCAGCATAGGTCACAGTCTCCTCGGTAGCAAGTGGCTTGTCTGCGTGTCGTGGTCCTTTGCCTGCGGCGGTGAGAACGTCCATGCAGTCCCCGAGCCTCACCCCGCCGTCGTTGGTGAGTTGTCCGCGCTTCACCCGGCCGTGGAGGCCGTCGTAGGTGACCTTGTAGCCCATGGTGTTCAGCAGGCGGGCTGCTTCTCTCTCGGAGACCCGCATGTTGCGTGCCTCGGTGACTCGGTCTTCGCGGGCTGCGATGAGTTCGGCTACCCACCAGCGGGCGTCGCAGGCCGGGCAGTGCACCACAAGGTCCCCCGGTGTCACGACGAGCTGGGGCTGGTCGTGCCCGGAGGGCTGGCAGTCGCACTCCCCCACGACAACGCCGGTCTCCTGGATGTCGATCATGCGCTCGGCCTCGGCGTCGGCGGAGATGAGGCCGTGGTAGAGGTCGTGGATGTCTGGGTGCGCTGCGACGTGTGCGAGGCCCCGGAGGGCTTGGAGGGCGAGTTCGATGTGGGTGTGTCCGCGTGTGGGCCACCCTGCGGCGGTGGCGGCTCCGGTGAGGTGGCCTTCGAGGCGGGTGCGGGTGATGGACGCGCCGACGTGGAAGGGCATGGCCTCTTGCCCGTCTCCGCCGCCGGTGACTCCGCGGACTTGTGCGGATTGGCGGGTGATGGTGGTTTCGAGGTCGTGGAGGCGGTCTGGGGTGCGGGCGATGACGGTGTGGAGGTGGTCGGCGTGGGTGCGGCACAGGTGGCCGATGGTGGCGTCCTGGTCGGCGCAGATCTCGCAGGGTGTCATGGGCGGGCTCCGTTCTTGATGCGGGTGAAGGCGCGCTTACCGGCTTCCCATGCCTGGTTGATCGCTGCGACTCGGGCGCGAGCAGCGAACGTGGTCGCGTCCCGCACAGCGGCTTCATGGGTCGTGTAGTGCGCTGCTCCTACAGGGGTAGACCAGCCGTTGGGGAATGGGTGGTATGTCGGCCAGTTCCTGGCTGGGGTGAGGGTCCACCCGTACTGGGTCTTACGGACGATGACGAGGGGGTTGCGGTAGGTCACTGGTCGTCCTTCTTCTTGGTGGTGTCGAGGAGGTCTTCGCCGACGATGAACAGCAGGGCGGCGGTGATGAGGGACTCGTAGCGGTGGTCGTCCCACCAGACAGCGAGAATCCCGGCGGCGACGGCGAGGGCTATGAGGATGGCCCCGATAGTGCGGGTCACTGGTCGGTGTTCCTTCGTGATCGGAAGATGATTTTCCAGGCGCAGACGATACACAGCAGCGCCGCGGCCATGAGCCCGGTCCTTCCCTCTTCCCAAACCATCGCGACGCCCATGAATATGAAGGCCAAGTTGATCAGCACGTCGTTGGCCTTTCGTGGCTCCTTGGCTCTCACTGGTTGTCCTCCTCGTCGGTGATGCCGACCAGGATCATGGCCGTGATGACGTCGTAGACGGCGTTCTCGTACCGGGCCTTGATGGCCTCGGAGACCAGGCCGTGGTCCCACATCCAGTATCGGATGCAGCCCGGGATGTAAGACTTCGTGAAGCGGGCGTAGCAGTCGCGGGCGAAGCCTTCGAGGTTCTCGTTCGGGGTGGTGGTCATGATTCCTCCTGGTCGGAGTTGACGAAATCAGCGAGGATGTCGGCCATGCCGATCTGCATCGCGAGGGGAGCGGCGCTGGAGGTCCAGACGTATCGCTCTTCGATCCGGCCGTCGGCGTGGAGGCGCTCGGTGCGTGCGACGATCATCACGTTGGTGGCAGTCTCACCGTCCTCGAGCGGGATGCTGGGCACGGTCACGCCCATGCAGCTGGTGTTCTTCTCGTTGGTCATTCTTCACCGTCTCCTGCGTTGGGGGCCTTGGCGTAGAGCACGCCGTTTTCCTCGTAGCACGTGTAGCCGTGGGACTCGAGTACGCCCCGGTATGCGTCGAATTGCCGGTCGGCCATCTGGGGTACGGACGCCGCGGCGAGTGTCAGACAGTGCTCGTTCATGACTTCTTCTCCTTGGTGTTGTGGTTGTCGGCGTTCCCGAGGCAGGCGGCGGCGATGATGAGCAGTAGGAAGGCGGTGGCGCCGGACTGCCAGCGGTGCCCGTCCCACCAGATGGTTGCGAGGGCCGCGAGGACGGCGAGGGTCATGAGGGCGGTGCCGATGCGGGTGAGGGTCATGCGTGTGTCCTTACGTTGAAGTGGATCGCCTGGATGTGGTCCGGGGGTGTGATCGTTGCCTCGGTGGGTTCGATGCGGGCGTTGTTGGCCAGATAGATGGCGTCACACCAGTTGGTACACAGGATCGTGTCGTTGGGATCGGTGGTGCTGGTGACACCCCAGGCGTCGAAGGCGTCGTCCCATCGGATGCGGGCGGGTGGGTTGCGGTGGGTCACTGCTTGTTCCTTCCGAGTGTGGGTGCGCCCCCGGCGCGTGGCCGGGGGCGCATGGGTGGGGTCAGGCGGGCGGGTTGAGGGCGGCTTCCAGGACGGCTCGGGCATCGGCGCGGAAGCTGTCCTTCTCCTCGGGGAACAAGATCAGCCAGATGGCCTCGTGGTTGTCAGTGGCGCACATCTGGATCGCGGCCTTCTCGACCTTGTCGTCGGTGATGGTGGTCAGGTCGCGCAGCCGCTCGATCTCGTCCATGGCGGCGGCACCGTACTCACTGCCCCACCCGTTCGGGTCCTGATCGAGTGCGTGCCGGGCATCCACGTGCTGGTCGTGGTCCCAGGTCGTGCAGCCCTTGTCCGGGCCATCGGTCGTGCAGATGATGGCGCGGATCATGCGTCCTCCTCGGACTCGGCATGGCAGACGCTGATCTCGTGGATCAGGCGCTCGATGTGCTCGAAGGCGGCCTGCACGGGCGCCGCGATCGGCGGCGCAGTCACGTCGAGTTGGTGACGCTCGATGTGTGCGGCCAGGGCCAGGTCCAACGCCCAGGCCCCCACCTCGCCGTCCGGGTGCGGCGCGGCCCAACGGACGATGCGCAGCTCTCGGATCTCGTCGGGCCGGATGGACACGACGTTCAGCCCCATAGCGCGAGCGCGCTGGGTCGTCTCGATGAGTTCGCGGGCTCGAGCGGTGTCGATACTCATGACTGGTTCTCCTTCGGTGTGAGGGCGGCTTCCAGGGCAGTGCGAGCGCGGCGGCGGTAGGACTCTCTGACGCCCCCGGAGACCTCCCCGCTGTCCCACATGCGCCGCGCATTCTCTGTTGTGCGGGTCTTGCCGAACGTGCGGCGGAAGAGGGCGAAGCCTGCCCGCTCGACCATGTCGTCGGTGATGACCGGAGCCTCCGGGACGAAGTCCGCATAGCGGCTGGCGATGTACTCCTCAACCTCGTCTCCGTCGTCGTCGGACCCAAGCCATGTATGGGCTAGGGTCTCGGCGTCCGCGATGGCATCCTCGTGTCCGTGTGCTCGTGCGCGCAGGAGGTTCCTCGCTGCTGCGCCCCGTTCGTGTGCGTATCCCATGTCAGTTCTCCTCCGGGTTGAGTGCGGCTTCCAGGGCGGTGGCGATAGTCAGCGCGTCCTCCCCCGTCTTGTCCCTCGCGGTCGGCTGAAGTGCTGCCTCAAGAACGTCCGAAGCCATGTCATCTGCCATCTCAACAGCTCCCCCCGGGGACATGCGGTGCACGGCGACGAGGTACATCAGGAGTCTCTTTCTTGCCCGGTCTACCATGTCGCCCGGTGTCTTCCCCGGCTCCGTGTCGCCCCACAGCCAGGAAACGTGCGCCTCGAACGGCGCCAAGCGCTCCACCTCAGCGCGCAGACGCTCGATCTCGTCCAGGGCCTGCGGGAGATCCACCCTGGCCCGGGCGATGAACAGCGCGTCGGGGTAGCTGTTGAGGTTCCCCCGTCCGGCCTTCTCGGGGATGCCTTCGCTTGTCCGAAGCACGGGCTGCGCCCCGTCGAAGCCCATCCGAGCGAAGCCCATGACAAGCGCGTCGCCCCGCCGCGCCAGCCTGACGTGCGCTCCTCCTGAATTGCTCCACATCCACGGCCCGGCGGTCGCGGCCTCGCATCGCGCGCGTGCGGCTTCGTGCCGCTCGTCGGTCCAGGTGCTCATGCTTCCTCCTCGATGTTGGCGTATTCCCAGACCATGCAGTCCCCGTTCCAGGACGGGATGATCGGCCCGTTACGGACGGGCTCCCCATCCGGGGCGCACAGTTCGGCGCAGCTCCAGGCGTTGTCGTTGGCGACGTGGATGCACTCGTCGTGAGGAACGCCGTGCTCGATCTGCTCGGCCACGGTCCAGCCATCCTCCCAGCGATACGGATCATCGGGGTCGGGTTCAGGGTAGATGTGGCAGGCGGAGTTCCGGTCACCGTCGCAGGTGATCCAGGACTCCACTCCCTCCCCAGCGACGTGCTTGTGGTGGACGTGGTGCAGGTGCTTGGTCATGATGCGGTCTCCTCGGTGTCGGTGGTGTAGCGCGCGGAGTGGTCCGCGCCGTCCAGGGACAGCCATGCGTCCTTCCCCAGCTGCTGAGCGGTGCGCTGCGCCTCGTGTGCGAGCCAGTCGCATCTCGCGCAGTCCTCGTGCTTCTTCTCGATCATGGTGTGTCCTCCTTGATGAACGTCAACCAGTGGGTCTTGGCGGTCTTGCCGGATCGGTGCCCGAACAAGGGCTGGTGAGGCGTCAGCGCGAGGACCTCACTCACCGGGATCTGCGTCTCGTTCCACTTGAAGACCAAAACACCAGACGGGCGAAGGACCCGGAAGCACTCGGAGAAGCCCGCCCTGAGATCCTCGCGCCAGTCGTCCCCTAGCACGCCGTACTTGAGGGCCTGCCAGCCCTTCCCCGCCCGTCGCAGGTGCGGCGGGTCGAACACCACGAGCGGGAAGGTCCCGTCCTCGAAAGGCATGTCGCGGAAGTCCATCAGCACGTCGGGGCGGATCGACAGCGCCCGCCCGTCGCAGAGCACGTGGTCCTCGGAGCGGATGTCGCCGAACAGTGCCCGCTGGTCGTCCTTGTCGAACCACATCATCTTGCTTCCGGCGCAGGGGTCGAGAACAACGGGGTCGTTCATGGTCAGTTCCCTCCTGTGGATCCGAAGCCGCCGGTGCCTCGTGCGCTGCCCGGCAGTGCGTCCACGACCTGCGGGGTGGCGTAGGCGATCGGTGCCACGACGAGCTGCGCTATCCGATCCCCAGCGGAAACAGACACAGTGTGCAAGTCGGTGATGTTGACGAGCAGAACGATCAGCTCCCCGGTGTACCCGTGGTCGATGGTGCCCGGGGCGTTGGCGACGGTGATGCCGCGCAGGGCCATGCCGGAGCGGGGGTTGATGAGTCCTACGTGGCCGTATGGGATGGACACGGCGATCCCGGTTCGGACCGGGAGCACGTACCCACGGCGGCTGGGGTCCATGAGGACCTGGCTGTTGCTGGTGTCTTCGAGGGCGTACAGGTCGAGGCCGGCGTCACCGGAGTGGGCGCGGGTCGGGACGATGGCGTCGGGGTCGAGCAGCTGGATGGGGAGTCGCATGGTCATGTCTCCTGGGTTGCGGTGGTCAGATCGAGGTTCTGCTGGTCTTGCGGCGGGTGCGCTTGTGCAGGCGGGCGTCACGGGCGGCGAGGTAGCGGGCCAGTGCGGGGTCCGTGACGATGTGGGCGGGCTCCGGGGCGGGCTCCTGGGTGGGTTCCGTGGCTCTTGCCGCTTCTCGGTCAGCTCGGGCAGCGGCCCGTGCCGCATCCCTCTGGGCGCGCTCAGCGTCCTGCTCTGCGCGGATCCGCTCCCGCTCAGCATCACGCTCAGCGCGCAACCTGGCGCGTTCCGCCCGGGCTGCTTCCCGCTCAGTGCGCACCCTGGCCCGCTCCGCCGCCCGCTCAGCCTTCGCCTGCTGAGCAGCCCGCTTCCGACGAGACGCCTCCTCACGGGCCGCAGCCCTCTCCAGGGTCGTCCCACCATTCGCGTGGCACGCCGCGCAGCAGTCCACAGAGTGGCAGGGAACAGTGCCCGGGGCGTCCGCCGCCCGTGTGTCGGTCTCCCTGATGCGCTGGTGGCAGTGCTTGCACCTGGCCCTAGACCAGTCGGTCGGTTCCCGCAGGACCTTCCCGTTCCGCAAGTCCCGCCGGTAGCACGTCAGGCACTGGTCATGGGCTCCTTTACGCCACAGTCCCTCCGGCTGGCCCGGCCCCCAGCCTCCGAGAGCTCGGCCGCACGCACAGTGCGTAGCCTTCTGAGTCATGGTGTTGTCTCCTGGTGTGGTGTTCCGGCTGGTCAGTCGCCCGTCGGCGATGTTGGCTGCTGGTGCCACTCGAAGCTGTCGTTGATCCAGGCGTCGATGTCGGCCTTGCGCCAGTACCATCGGCCGCCGATCTTGGCCTTCGGGGGCGCGGTGCCGCGCCAGATGCGTTGCCGGAGAGCGGCGGGCGTGATGCCGAGGTACTCGGCGGCCTGGTCGGTGTCCCAGAAATCGGGGGGGAGCTTCATGCTTGCGCCTCCTTAGCGGCGGATCTTGCTGACGTTGATTACCGTAGCACCGTGTTGCGTTGCGTTATGTCTACGCCGGGGGAGCACTACGAAATATTACGGGCGGGCGGGCGCTGCCCCACAGGGCGAGAGCGGCCCCGCACACAGGTGCGGGGCCGGGTACGGGGTGTTAGAAGATCAGGTCACCCTAGGGTCATTGGTTCTTCCCGATCACTCGAACCTCGATAGGTTGCTGCGCGGCTTGCGCGGCGTGGATCGCCGAATGCATCCCGGGGCTCACCCCATAGTCGATATAGACGGCCGTGAGGTCAGCGCACCTCGCCCACGTGAGTCCCGCGGCGATCCCCTGCGCACGCTCACGGGGGTCGGTGTCTGCGAGGACCTGCGGGTACAGCAGATGGGATGCAAGGGGCGCCTCCCCGCGTGACAGACTGTGCGCCAATGCGCGCCGGGCGTACTCAACATGTGTCGTTTCGTCGCCCAGCGGTCCGGGCGCGAACGGTGACTCGACCGCCACGCGCCGCGGCTCGTCTGGCCCCGCCATCAGAACGGCGGGTCCTGGTCCTGGCCGGGACCCCAGTCGTAGCGGCCCTGACCTGACTGCCCCTGCTGACCCCACGGGTCGTTCTGGGGCCGCTGGCCCTGCTGTCCGCCGCCGCTGAAGCCGCCGCCCGACCCGCCTCCGCGGGACTGGCGGTTGACCGTGGCCGATGCGAAGCGCAGCGACGGGCCGATCTCATCGACGTCGAGCTCCATCACCGTGCGGCGATCGCCTTCCTTCGTGTCGAAGGACCGGGACTTGAGCCGCCCCTGGGCGATGACGCGCATGCCCTTCTGCAGCGTCTCGGCGACGTTCTCCGCCGCCTCCCGCCACACCGAGCAGCGCATGAAGATCGTCTCCCCCTCCTTCCACTCGTTCGCCTGCTTGTCGAAGGCGCGGGGCGTGGAAGCGATCGTGAAGTTCGCGACCGCTGTGCCGTTCGGCAGGAAACTCAGCTCGGGCGTAGCGGTCAGGTTGCCGATGATGGTGATGGTGGTGTCGTTGGCCATTTGGTTCTCCTTGGTTGTGTTCTGCGAGCCGCTCGGATCAGGGGTTGGGTCAGGTGGGGGTGATGACGACGGTGACGCCGGGTTCCTGCCCGTCCGGCACGTATGCCTTCTGGGCGGTGAGCCGCACGACTCGGGAGTCCTCAGCGAGAACCCCGCCGGTCTGCAGTGAGTCCAGGATGGACCGGGTGAGCTTGTCGAGGTCGGGCTTGACGGCGGGCACCGGCCACCTGGGTCGCTTGGGGCGCGGCATCCAGAAGACGAGCTCGACGTGCACGGGCTGGTCGATTGGTGGGCCGTCGTGCTGCGCGGCGACCGAGGCGGTGACAGTGGCCCGCCACGCCTTGTGGCGCTTGTTCGCCTCGTAGAGCCGCCCGGTGCGGGTGACGGACTTCGAGCCCTGCGGCACCGGGGTGCCAACCGTCAGCGAGCGATGCAGGGTCACTCGCCCACCTCTTCATTCATATTGGTGTCCTCTACGAAGCCTTGCCCGATTAGCCGCTTTCTCGCCAGCTCCATATATTCCGGGTTCAACTCAATTCCAGCGAATCGTCTACCTAACAGCCCCGCCGACAGTGCCGTTGTTCCCGACCCCATAAAGGGATCGAGAACAATATCGCCCGGTTGGCTTGCGGTTAATATGCACGGATCTACAAGAGTCGGCGGAAATGTTGCAAAATGACCGGACGCTTCACGGTACGCCCGCGTTTTCACATCCCACACAGTGCGCAGTCGCCTGTCGTTCGGTCCTTTTACTGCACCGACATCGTATAGGTACCTCTCCGACTTCGAGAGTAAGAACACATACTCGTGACTCCTCGTTGGTCGATCTCGAACACTTTCAGGCTGACAATTGGGCTTGTTCCAGACAATATCGGACCGCAGGTACCATCCGCGCTCCTGCAGTGCGAAGGCTAGGCGCCAGGGAACACCTATCAAATCTTTTGGCTTCAAACCTTCGGGAGTATTCGGGCGTTGACTCATGGCGCGAGCTGCATTCTTCTTGTCAGGCGCGCGCCAGGTTCGCCCTCCACTGGTGTAGGAGTCGCCTATATTTAACCAAAGCGTTCCATCATCCCTCAGCACCTGATATACGAGATCAAACACGTCTGCAAGCGCTTCGATGAAGGAGTAGACGCTGCTTTCGAGACCGATCTGCCCGTCAATCTTGTAATCCCGAAGCGACCAGTAAGGTGGAGACGTGACCACGGTTTGCGCCGAAGCCTTAGGCATCTCCGCAAGCACTTCGTGAGCGTCTCCGAGAATTAGCGCTGACCGATTCATCACGGTCAGGTAGTCCGCCTCCGGCGGATGCTCGAAGGTGCCGAACCTCGGATAAGCGATGGAGGTGCCCACCGTCAGCGATCGATGCAGGGTCACTTGACGCGCTCCCCACGAGTCCACGGGCCGTCGAGAGGCTTCACATAGCCCCCGTCGCGGTCGATCCACGGACGGACCCAGCCACCCTCCTGGGGGACCCACCGCCAGATGTAGTCGTCGATTTCTATCCACTCCCACTCGCGCAGGTGCATGTCGTCGTCGGGCCACTCGCCCACCTCGATGCGCTCCGGCACGTCCGGGGTCTCGTCGGGCCAGCGGGGCGGGTCCGACACGATGATCTGACGATCACCGGCACGGCGCAAGACGTAGTCCCAGTGCCGCCAGTACCCGTCCATATCCCAGAGCAGGCCTCTCCCCTCCTGAAGATCAACGACCATACCCCGCCAGTCGTCGTCCCCCTCGATGCGGATGCGCTGCCCGAGGATCGTGGGCTTGTCCGGCTGCACCACCGGGGGCGGGGTGATGATCTTGACGGGAGTGGAACGGGTGAACGCCCTCCTCTCCTCCCCGCGCTCGGTGACCAGCCTCGTGAAGGCGTAACCAGTGTCGATGCTTCCGAGCGTCAGCCGGTAGAGGATCCCCTCCGGCTCTCCGACCTCGATGAACGCCCCCACGTGGGCGTCCGTCAGGTCACCCACCGTCAGGGTGTCACCCGCGCTGATCTTCTTCGTGCTCATTGCCCTGTCTCCTTCCTCGTGTGAAGCCCTCAGAATCGTTTCTGCGGGCCTAGAAACTGCTCACCCCCACACGGGGGCGTCCAACACCTGCCCGGCGCTCACGCAGCAACCTCCGACTGACCACGCCCATACAGGCGCGCCCGCACCGACGCAGGCACATCCTCATCATTCCAAGGCAGCGGGCCACTCGTCGTCAGCACATCCGGCCACGCCCGCTGATCACGATCACCACGCCACCGCGACAACTCGATCACCCGCCGACGCTCCGACGACTCCTCCACGTCCAACCGCAGCCCAATACCGAACTCCGGCCAGCCAAGCAACGCCGATGAGCCACGAGGCGCGAGGTTCCTATCCCCCGCCGAGTTCGTGCCCTTCCCGGCGTGAGCCTCGATCAGCAGCGACAACCCCCGGTCCCGGATCGAATCCAAGGCCGTGAGCACAGGCGCCGCTTCGTCATCCGTCGTGATGGCCCGCGACGTGATCTTGTACAGCGGGCCGATCGCCACCAGATCCGGTTCGATCTCGTCGATCTTCCGGTGCACCGCCCCGATGTGGGACTCCCTGGTCACGTCCAGCCGTGGCGAGCACACAACGTGCACCCGCTCTCTCGGGTCCCCCTGGGTGCCCGCCTTGAGCAGCGTCTCAACCATTGGGGACACGGCGCGCTTCCACTGCCGTTCACTGTTCTCCGCGTCGATCACCAACACCCGCAGAGGCGTGATGTCCGTCAGCGCGAAAGGGTGCAACCCGGCCGCGAGGCAAAGCACCATCTGCCGGATGAACATCGTTTTGCCCGTACCCTCCGCGCCGGTGAGCATCAGCCGGTCTCCGCGCTCCATGAGCCCATCGACCAACCAGTCATAGTTCGCCGGGACCTTGAGCAGATCCCCGAGCTCCTTCCCTTGGAGGACACCTTCTGTGGAACCTGCCCGCAACTGCCGGAGGCCCTCGATCATCTGAGACAAGGCCTCCCCTGTCTCGGCCCCCTGCGCCTGGGCGATGACCTGCTGCATGGACCGACGCACCCAGGACTCGTGAACGGTGTTCGCCAGGGCGGAGACGGTGTGCTCCGTCATGCCCCACACCGACGACGCCCACGAGTGCGGGTCCGCCGGCGAAAGTCCCCGGATGCCCTTGCGTTCGATCTCGATCCCCAGGGTCCCTGGGTCCAGCGGGGACTTCGCCGCCCACGCGGTGGTGACGAGGTCCCAGCATTGCTCCATGCGCGGGTCGTAGAACTCGCAGGAAGTGACCACGGCGGACGCGACCCTGAGCAGGTCGGGGTTGAAGGTGACCGCCCCGATCAGCTGCTGCTCGGCGGTGAAGCCGTTCACAGTGCGCTGCTCGAAAGGTTCATCCATGAGTCGCTCCTCCTTACCTGTGGTGGGCGGGGCTTGGCCTTGGTGAGCCAGTTGCGGAACCCGGCGTCCCAGTCCACGAGCCTGCGGTCGTGGGCTTGGGCGTGGTTGCGGAAGGTCTCGGCTTCGTGTGCGAGGTCGAGGTTCTTCTCGTTGGCCTTGGCCCTGTGCGTGTCGTTCGGCTCCCAGCTGTCCGGAAGGCGGCGCTCGCGCTGCTTCCGCGGAGCGGGAGCATTCATTGGTTCTAGTTCAGTGGTTCTAGTTACTGCGACATCTGTGGGGAGAGGGTGGCGACATTCTTGGGGAGAGGGTGGCGTCACTGGTGACGCCACCCCTGGGACGTGGTGAACGTGGTACAGGTTCGATGTCCGCTCCGTCGAACCCGGCTTCCACCGGGGCTCCACCGTCACAGCTTGGATCTTCTCGAGCTCATCGATGTACCGGTCCACGCTCTTCTCGCTCCGGCCCACCTTCGAGGCCAACAGCTTGCGCCCCGGCCACGCGGACCCCGTGTCGTTGTCCGCGAACTTGAGCATGACCATGTACAGGCGCAGCGCACCGTCCGAGATGTCTGACTCGAGCACCCAGTCCGGTACAGTGCGGAACTTCCCCGCGGTGAAGTCACTCATCGGCATCACCGTCAAGCATCCGGTCGAGGTCGGCGCGCTTGAAGCGCAGCCGCCCGGCCATTTCGTCGCGGGTCAACCCCAGGGTGTTGCCCTTGTCGAGGAAGTACATGAGGGTTCGGTACTCGGCCTCGATTCGTTCGCGGCTGACGTCCAAGAACTCGAGGACGAGCCGTTGTCTGCTATCCTGTTCCATGTTGTCTCCTTTCTTCGCGGTGAAGGCCCCTAGCCCTCTTGGATAGGGGCCTTCGCTGTTGGTGCTCATCCCCGCTTGGCAACCAGTTCCGCGACAAGCAGCTGCATCGTCTGATCCTCGGTGAACCCGGTTTCCACCAGGGCGAGGAAGTACTCGCGCAAGCTGGTGGCGGCCCTCATCGGTTCGCTCAGGCCATCGTTGTTGTCCATGTCAGTCCTCCTATGAGTTGTGCCCCGTGGTGGGGCATTCGTTGTCTGCGCCGTCCGGCAGATACCGTGACAGCGCCTCGTCCGTAAGCCTCAGCCGCGACCCATCATCCGAAAGCAGGAACCACGCCTGCTCCGGCTCGGACCAGCACGCGACCTCCGCCGGCTGGCGCACCCCATTCCGGGAGACCTTCCAGCCCCGCAGTCGGCCGATCACCGCGAAGACCGCATCGGACTCGAGCTGCTCGTTGTGGCGCTTGCACATGGTCACCAGGTTCGACAGCCCGTGGCCGCGCTTCGACCCGCCCATGCCACGGTTCGCTCGGTGCTGCGGGGTGAGGTCGTACTCGGTGCCGCAGGCCACGCACTTGTAGCCGTCACGCTCCTGCATTCGCTTCACAGAACCGGTCGGTGTTGCGCTCATGCTCCCGGCCCCCTGTCTGCGTACAGCTGGGCGGCCATGCGCTCGTCCACATGCTCCGAGCGCAACGCGTCACTCTTGGCGCGGCACCAGTGGAGCTTCTGCTTGAACGACTCCGCCTCAGCCTCCGCCGCCACCTTGTGCAACCGGATACCCATGACCGCGTCGTCCGCATCAGCCAGCGTCTCCGCCGCCGCCTGCGACAGCTTCGTGTCATCGTCACGGGCCCGCACGATGAACTTCGCCCGGGCCCGCCTGTACTCGTTCTCCGCCCGCGCCGCCTCGTTCGTGTGATCCCGGTACGTCAGGATCAGCTTGTCCCAGGCGAGCAGGTGCTCGTTGATGTCACTCTGTGGCATCGCTGTCGTTCTCCGGCGGGTTCTCGAGCTCGGGCACCTCCGGCTCCGGCGCCTTAGCCCGCTGCACCGTGCGCCGCTTCTTCGGCTCCGGCGCCGGCTCAGGGGCGTTCGACAGCTCGATGTCCTCCACCGACGACAACCCCATCAGCGCATCCGGGGCCACCAGCTTCGCGGCCTCCGCCTGGCACTTCGCCGTCAGCATCCCGATCGGGTCTGTCTTGTACTTCTGGTTCGACGTGTACCCCGCCCGGTCAGCCCGTGCCATGGTCCACTCGACCTTCTGCCACACCTGCGAGCCACGGCGCCGGCACTGGAACACCACCGCCTGCTCCGTCGCGGACTCACGGGTGATCTCGTGCCCAGCAGACACCGCCAGCGCCATCATCGTGGAAGCGTACAGCGCCGGCGTACCGTGGACCACGTACACCGACCGCAGGGAAGCAATCGGGTCCAGACCCAGCGTGTTCCCGTACAGCATCGCCGTCGCCGCCTCAGCAGGCTTGCCCTGGAAGTGCTTCGGGGCGAACGCCGTCTGGCACAGCTTCTGCGCCAGCGTGTACCCAGCGTCCAGCTCTGCCGCGTAGTACGCCAACGACTTGACCCCCGGCGCCTCAGCGCGGGGGTCGTAGGCCTCGTTCTCTGCGAGCTCGCTCATGCTCTCTCCTTCGTCTCGGGCCACACCGGGTCACCCAGGTAGTTCTTGCGCTTGTCCACCGTCTTGGCGATGTACGCGGCCGCCAAGAAGTCTTGGAACTGGCTGTCGATCTGCTTGCGTGATGTCGCCAGCGGGTGCAGCCGCACCCCCGAAACGGTGATGTGCGCGACGTAGGTCGCCACCACTTCCGGCATGGGGTGCTCGGTGTCTGGGTCGTCGTCCTCCACCCAGAACTCGGCGCGGGCGTACGCGGCGCACTGCAACGCAGTGTCGCCGTACACGCGGTTGGAGGTCTTCCAGTCGATCAGGACCGGCAGCCCGTCATGGAGCTTCGGGGAAGTGCCGATGAAGTCCACCCGGCCCGCGTACCAGTGCTCCCGGTTTGCCAGCGACTTCTCCACCACCACGGGCTGCAGGTTCAGGTCCTCGATGAAGTCCACCAGTCCCTCCACCTCCGGGCGGTGCGCCTCTGGGATCTCCACCTCATCGCCAGCAAGGTACCGCTGCCCCAGGTCGTGGATCTCCGTGCCGCGCATAGCCGCCTTGTCGCGCACCAGGTCGTGCACCCGCGACAAGGTGGGCACGAGCTCCCCTGTGGAGCGCAGTCGGTCCACCTCCTCCGGGTTCTTGTCCACCCATTCCGCCACGGTGCGAGCCGCCCACGGAACCAGCGCCGGCTTCGGGATGCCACCACCGATCAGGGTGGTCGCTCCCTTCACCGGGCGCTTGTCCAGCCGGTAGCGGTGGGCTTTCTCGCTGAACGTCAGACTCATCGCTGCTCCTTCGTTTCGATGTAGTGCTGGATGTCCTGGATCAGCTGCTCGTGGTCGTCCGGGGTCATGTCGTCCCACACCTCCGTGCGCAGCATGTCCTTCCAGTCCTCCCACCGGATCGTGTGGTACGGGGCGTCGTGGCACCCGAAGGCGTGGTCCTTCTTCCCGAGGTCACCCATGCGGTCCGTGAACGCTGCCCACAGGTGCCACGCCCACCGCTCCGCCGCATCCCGTGTCGAGCGCACGGGCTTCACGTCGTGGCTGATGCGGTCCGGGTCCGTCATCCGCGTCCGATCGAACTGGATCGGGGAGGGGTCGGGCCGCTCCGGTTCATCCCACATGCGCGCCCACTTCCCATCTGGTGCAATCACTGGTCATCCTCCTTCGTTGTTGCGGGGCGGTGGATTTCGTGGCCCTCGCCGCGCTTATGGACGCTCCACCCGTCGGGCCACGGCAGGTTGCGGAGCTCGAGGCCCCACCCGTCGTCGGTGACGGATACGACATCTACCTCGCAAAGCATGGCGCCCCCGTCGTCGTCCACGACGATCAACTGCGCTCCGGGCTTGGGTGGGGTTGACCCGCTGACTCTCACAAGATCATCGATGAATTCGAATACCAGGGGACGCGTCATCGGTCTTCCTCCAGATCATAGAGCCCGCGGTAGGTGCCGATGTAGCCACCCTTCCGCGAAGCCTTGGACGACTTCACCGTCCGGTCCGTTTTCTCGATCCAACCGCGGTGCACTGCCTTGAGCAGCGCGCCCTGCCACGCCGACCCAGCCGGCGGCGGGCCGCACACCTCTTCGAGGTCCTCGACGGTGAACTCCGAGAACCTGTCTGCCGTCTCCTGGATCGCATCCTCTGCTGCGGCGTGCCATTCCGCCGCGGTCGGCTCGAGGACCGCCGGGCCGCTCACGACCGCACCCGGTGCCACAGCACCCGCACCACCGTGCACGCCGCCGCCACCGCGAAGAACCCCACAGCGACCAGCACCGCGGTCTGCCACCACCCCAAGAGGGCCATGCCGCCGCTGACTCCGAGCGCCGCGCCACCGTGCGGGATCGCACTGACTTGATTCACATCTGAGCCGTACACCTGTTGTCTCCTTTGTCTCAGCTGGCGTGATGCCAGGTCATGTCTGAACGTCGAACGAACGTGAGCAGCGCCTTCACGTGGGCGAACTGCAACGCGGCCGCGTAGGCCATCTCCGGGACCAGTGCGGCGGCCACCAGGCGGTGACGCCACCCCATACCCCAGACCGTCACGACCCGCTCCACGATGAACACCGCCAAGATCGCCAGCCCCCACCAGGACGGCTGCAGGCCGTAGATCGGGGTGAGTACCGCGGTGAGGACCAGGAACGACCAGAACGCGAGGATGGACACCAGCAGCAGCGCCTGCTGCCGCCAGTACACCGCCGTCACACGATTGAGGCCGTGCCGGGTCACAACGTCCAGCGCCCCACGCGACCAACGAGCTCGCTGCTTGATCAGGTCCGGGATCGTGTCCATCGTGTCCGTCAGCACCCCACACCCAGCCGGCGAGGTCAGGCGCGCGCCGGTCGCCTTGAGGCGCACCGTGAGGTCGAAGTCCTCCGTGATCGCATCCTCGTCGTAGTACGAGCCGTAGCGGGCACGCACAGCCTCGAGGGCCGACATGCGGATCAGCGCCGCCGTGCCCGACAGAACATGCGTGTGGTCGCTCATCGTGTTCTGAACGGTGTAGCGCTCCCACTCCCTCGCAGTGCACCCACGCAACCAGCCCGTGTCGTCGTCCGCGAGGAACACCGCGCCAGCCGCATCCGCACGGCCACGCGGCCCAGGCCCCAGTGCATCGAGTGCGTTCTGCACCCACACCGGGGACATCACCGTGTCAGCGTCCATCGGCAGCACCATGTCCCACGGGGACGGGTCAGCGTAGGCGATCGCCCGATTGAGAGCTCCTGCCTTGCGTCCGGTGATCTTCCCGAAGTCCACGACCTCGATCCGCGGGTCACGCACTCGCGCCGCCGACGCCACAGTGATGTCGTCCTGCGCGTTGTTCACCGCAACAATCAGCCTGTCAGGGGACCGCGTCTGGTCCAGCAGGGACCGCAGCGTCCGGTCGATGTCCGGCTCCGTCACGGCCGGCACGATAGCGATGATCACGACTCGTCACCCCTCCAGAACAGGGCCACCAGTCCGATGACCGCGATGATCCCGATGGTCAGCAGGAAGTCGGGGTGCATCCCCCACTCGAGCCACTCAGGCATGTCTCCTCCTTGGGTACGAAAAAAGCCCCGGCTCCTCGAAGGGCGCCGGGACGGGTTCTGCGTGTTGTCTCTACCACCTGACCAGTTCAAGCAGCACCGATTCGCGCCCAGGAACCTGCCTGGGCGGCTTCCCTCACGCTTCACGGTTGCCTGCCGCAGCCTTATCGGACTGTGTCCACCCGCCATACGGGTGCTCTGCGACGTGTGGGCACCGACCGGTCACCGGCCCCGTAACGCTCTGCGTGGGTTATATTTCTTCATCCGCCGTGTCGCCTCGTAAGGCTCACACACAGTGGATGTCCGGTGAAACTCCGGATCGTGTTGCTCGGTGCTGCTTGAACCAGCCAGGTGATTAGGCTCAGCTGAGCCAGGGTGCAAGGTCGCTCTCGGGGATGACCCAGCGTGCGCCTCGTCCGGTCTTTCGCGCCCCGGGGAGGGACTTGTCGTGGATCATCCGCATGATCGTGGTCCGGGAGACTCGCAGGAGCTCTGCTGCCTCGTTGCTGGTGTAGTGCTTCATCGTCACCTCCTTGGTTCGTTGTGGTCACAGCATGGCACACGGTGACGCACGGTGCAACGCACTGCCCGCCCATGGTTCGTAATGGTGCGTAATGATTGACAGTGGTGCGCCGTGGTGTACGGTGATGTCACCAACAACCGAACCACCCAAGGAGCACACCATGCGACGCAACGAGGTTGCATCCGTTATCCAGTACGAACGCCACGACTGCTCCCGGCCGAAGGGCATCAAGACCCCTGGCGTCATCTGGCAGTGCGCCGACTGCGGCGTCATCTGGGAGACCATCCGCCGGGATGCTGGTGGCATGGTGGCCAACGTCGGGAACTATGGCCCGGTAGGCGACGAGGTCGTCTACGACCCACACCGGGAGCGCGTTCTGGCCAACCTCCGCGGACACTGACCCCAGACACGCAAAAAAGGCCCCCGGTCCCACCCATCAGGGTGAGGCCGGGGGCCTAGTCATTCAGCGGCGGCGGATCTTGTTCGCCAGCCATTTGGCGACGTGCCGAACCATTTAGATCACCTGCTTTGCGAGTCGAGCGACAGGGTCATCGTCCAGGTCATCTTCCTCGGTGGTGGGTTCGGTGACCGGCTGCTCACCAGTAGCGGGTGCATACTGCGCCGGCCCCGCGGCCTGCGCGGCCGCCAGGCGGGAGACGATCTGGTCAACCTGGTCCACGGCCTCCTGCGCGTAGAGCGCGTCGCCCTGGTCCGTGGGCGTGTTCTTGCCGCCCTGCCGGGCACCCAGGCCCGACGTTGCGGTGGCGATCGGCATACCCAGCCAGCTAGCCAGCAGCGCGATCTTCACCTCGTTGGGGAGATCCGCGAGCAGGACGATGAGAAGGACGATGACTCCGGTGGCGACGGAGGCGATCGAGCCCCACATCAGTGCGCCGGACTGCGCCCCTCGCGTCGTCGCGCCCACGGTCTTGCCAGTTGTGGTGGTAGCTGCCTCAGCCATTGGTGGTCTCCTTCTCAGTGTGGGCCAGGATCTTGGAGACCCCGGCGGCGATCACGTTCAGGGAGTGCTCCACGCGCTCCTGGTGGTCTTCGACCGCGACCCGGTGCTCCTCCTGACGGACCCGCTCGTGGCGTGCCCAGCCCTCGTTGTCGAGCGCGGTCATGTCCCCCGTGGCATCGCCCTTGGGGGGAATGATGATCTTGGAAAGGTCGATGCTGGCGATGGTTGCCTCCTTGGTCGTGGTCTGCTTGGTAGCAACATGCTTGCCCTTCGCCGCGGGCTTTGCCTTGGTCGTCGGGCTCGGCCACATGGTGCCGTTCAAGGTGCGGTTCAGGTCGAGGTCCCCGGCGTAACCCTTGAACCTGCCGCGCCGACTGTACTGCCACGCGGCGATGTTCCACCCAGCCACGCTCGGCGCACCGGCGAAGCTGGTGGCGTAGGCGGAGAACGGCTTATCAGACCCGTAGGCCGCGATCCACACCGGGACCTTCTTGTCCACGGGGCGCCACCCGGATGCCGTGAGGAAGTCGCGGCGAGTGTAGAGCACGAGGTGCACACCGGGCGCCTTAGCGCGCAGGCGGGCCAGGAAGTCGGACGCCCACCGGGCGTAGGCCCCGGCCTTGTCCTCCTCCCAGTCGAGGACGAGGCCAGAGAACCCCTTCTGCGACAGGTAGGGGCGGGCTACCTTGAGGAAGTAGTCCACCTCAGCGTCGGAGCTGTTGGAGAGAGGGCGGGCGAAGTGGTACAGCATCCACGGGATGCCCTTAGCCTGCGCGGCCTTGACATGCCCTGCGGTTTTCTTGCCCGACCACCCCACGCCCTCGGTGGCCTTGATGATCGCCGCGTAGGTTGGCACGTCCCGGATCACGGTCGTCGGCTGGTAGTCGGAGACGTCGATCCAGTTCTTCGGCCAGCTCGTGGCCGTGGTCGCCGCGGCGGTTCCGGCCTTGGACGCCGACCCCGTGCCCTTAGTCGCCGTCCCGGTCCATGACGTGTACGTGTTCGGGGCGTAGGGGATCGTCAGCCACGGGGCAGGGTCGATCGAACCGTACGTTCCGTTGGACCAGTTCGGCCGCCCAGGGACAAGCCCAAGGTGCAGGTGCGGTCCGGTGGACGTACCCGTGTTGCCCGTCTTGCCGATGATGTCACCACGCTTGACGCGCTTGCCCACAGGGGCCTCGTCATTGGACGACAGGTGCGCGAAGATCCAGTGGGACCCGGCGTCGTTGCGGAGCACGGTCATGATGCCGCCGCCGCCCCGCCTGTTATTCACAGCGGGCTTGAGCTGGAACCACCTGGGGACCCAATCGTCCGGGCCACCAGGCAAATTCCACGCCCAGTCGGCGTGGACGATGACGCCGTCATCGGGCGCGACAACCGGGGTGCCGGTTGGGGCCGCGAAGTCGATCGCGCCGTGGGCGGCTCCACCCGAGAACCGGGTGCTGTACTTGCCGTTGAAGGGTTGGGTGACCCGGTACATTGCGGGCACCGGTCGCATTGAGGTCACGATGTGCCTCCTCTCATTCAGACGACCCCGTGTCAGGCGGGGGCTTGGTGGTGGGTAGTGGGTCCGTGGATGGGCGTGAGCGCATGTTCTGCAGGTGCTGCAGGATCCGCCACGACAGCGACGGGATTGGGGGGCGGGCGCCGTTCTGCACCCACACCACGACTGGGACCATGTCATCGATCAGTTCGTCCCGGTCGCGCAGGGCTCCCTCTAGGGCCACGAGGCGGCGGGTGTGCTGCGCGGACTCCGCTCGTAGGCTCTTGAGCTCATCCTCCTGGCGGGTGAGTGCGCTTTCGAGGGTTTTCTGCCACTCCGACTGCACGGAGGTGGAGCGGTCTACGCGCCGCGCCCACCACACCAGAAAGGCAGTGATCACGGCGCCACCTGTGGTGATGATCGCCGCCAGCACCGTAGGGTTCAGCGGCATCATGGCGGGATTAATCACGGCCACCCCCTGCCCGGCACCTCGGTGCCTGGTCAAACGCCCCAGCATGAGTCGCCAGGGCCAGCAATGTCATCACCGCCCGGGCCCAGTAGTTCGCCGTAGAGCCCCACCCCGAACTCACATGCGGCGGACCACCAGCACCACCACCACTACCGGCAGGGAACCCCAACAGCCCAGAGGACTCCCACAGCAGCCACGGCCCCAGGAACAGTGCGCCGATCAGCAGAGGGATGATCACCAGCACCGAGCCGATCACGATCAGCTGCTGCCGTGCCGCCTCACCACGCACCACAGACAACACCACACCCAACGCCGCCAGAACAGCGGCGACCATCCAGACACCGGCGATCACATGCGGAGTCATCCACCCCGCCACCCACGACACACCATCAACCCGCGCCGGCGACGGACG